AACAGATGGAGCGGGCCAAAGCCGTTGCGGGAGATACTGCCGCCAAGGCAAGAGCCGGCGTCGAGAAGATGATCCGCCGTGACAAAAAGAAAGAACTTGGAAAGGAGAACTCCCATGAGCAGGAATAGTGGAAAGAAACGAAGTACGGCCGGACTAATCCTGGACGTTATCCTCACCCTTTGTACCGGAGGTCTCTGGCTGATCTGGATTCTGATTCGGTATCTGAGGAACAACAGCTGATGAACACACTATGGATATTCGCAACTTAGCCGGGGTGCCTGATGGTGCCTCGGCTTTTTTCGTTTCCGCCGAAAATGCAGTCGCCTTTATGGGAGGCGATAGTATGAAACTCAACTTTGGAAACCCGACCCAACTACTTATGACGTTTACCACGTCGATGGTGGCGGCGATTGGAACTGCTGCCGGCGCCACGATCTGGCAATCGTTTGGCAAACCGAAGGTCGAGAAAATTGCTGAGGAAAATAGTAAGCCGAAACGAAAAATAGGATTTACGATCGAATAAGATTTGAGCCGCTAACACAGCGGCTCTTTTCTTTTGCGCAGATTGATATTTGGCTGATTTTTCTTTCCGCGAAAAAAACAGACTCTTTTATGGAGAGGAGAGAGATATGTCGCGCATATCCTATTCTTTCTATCACTTTTATCAGAAAGGAGGCCTGTTTCATGGCCAGAAGCGCGAGACTGGAAAGCGGATTTCAGGACAGACTGATTGCCAATCTGAAAACGATCTTCCCCGGCTGCATGGTCTTCAAGATGGACCAGCGTCAGGGCATCCCTGACCTGCTCATTCTTTATGGCAAAAAATGGGCCTCCCTTGAGTGTAAGAAATCTGCAAGCGCTAAGAGACAGCCGAACCAAGAGTATTATGTTGGGAAGATGAATGAGATGTCCTTCTCCAGATTCATTTCCCCGGAGAACAAGGAGGAAGTGCTGGATGAACTTCGCAAAACACTCCAACCTTGAGGGGCAGCATGCCTTTCTTAGCGCCAGTGGTTATCACTGGATCAATTACTCAGAAGAGAAGATTGCTGATGCTTACGCCAAATACCGGGCGGCTCAGCGCGGGACGGCTCTTCATGCTTTTGCGGCTCAGTGTATCAAACTGGGTCAACGGCTCCCCAAATCCCAGAAGACGTTAAACATGTATGTGAATGACGCCATTGGGTATAAGATGACCCCCGAGCAAATCCTATATTATTCCCCGAACTGTTTCGGAACTGCCGACGCCATTTCCTTTCGGAAAGACATTCTTCGGATTCATGATTTGAAGACCGGCGAGACCCCAACACACATGGAGCAGCTTATGGTTTACGCGGCCCTCTTCTGTTTGGAGTATGACTACAAACCAAACGAGATTGAGATGGAACTGCGTATTTACCAGAACGACACTATCCTCTACCATAAGCCTACCATCGAGGATATTTTCCCCATTATGGATCGCATTGTTACGTTCGACAAAATCATCAACAGTATTAAGGAAGAGGAGGAATAAGCCATGGACCCCATTGTGGAAGACATTTTGATGCACTATGGCGTCAAGAGGCGCTCTGGTCGCTATCCCTGGGGTTCTGGCGAGAACCCTTACCAACACGGCGGAGATTTCCTGGCCCGTGTGGAAGAACTTGAGGCGCTTGGTAAATCTCAAAAGGAGATTGCCGAGGAACTGAAGATGTCTACCACCGACCTCCGCATGCAGGTTCGTGTAGCAAAGCATGAACGCCGTGCCTTACAGGCTGAGCGAGCCAAGTCCCTTCGGGAAGAGGGTAAGACGCTGGACGAGATTGCCAAGATCATGGGGTATAACAATGACTCCTCTGTCCGCGCCCTGCTCAATGAGAACACCGCGAGCAACAAGAATAAAGCCCTTGCCACCGCCGAGGCTCTAAAGAAGGAGTTGGCGGTCAAAGGTGCTCTTGACGTGGGCGAGGGTGTGGAGCAGCAGCTTGGTGTTTCCAAAGGTGTGCTCCAGGAGGCGTTGTTCATTCTGGAAACTGAGGGTTACAACCGCTATGGCGTTGGCGTCCCCCAGGTGAACGACCCGAAGAAGCGAACCATCACACCGGTTATCTCCGTTCCCGACATTGAACAGCGCGACGCCTACCAGAACCTGGACATTATCAAGTCGGTCGGCGATTATCATTCTGCTGATGGAGGTGCATCCTGGGACAAGCGGGAATATCCGGCCAGCATTGATTCCAGCCGGGTAAAAATTCGTTACGGCGATGAAGGCGGCACCTCTAAGGATGGCGTCATCGAACTTCGCCGTGGTGTGGCCGACCTCGATTTGGGGGATTCCCACTACGCCCAGGTTCGTATCCTTGTAGATGGAACCCACTATCTGAAAGGCATGGCCATGTACTCTGACGACATGCCCGACGGTGCCGATATTGTGTTCAACACGAATAAACATTCCAGCACACCTAAGATGGACGTTATGAAGAAGATTCAGGATGATCCGGATAATCCCTTCGGTGCGTTCATCAAGGCCAATGGCCAAAGCTACTATCCTGACCCCAACGGAAAGTACACAGACCCCATCACAGGAGAGAAGAAATCTCTTTCGGCCATCAACAAGCTGAAGGAGGAGGGTGACTGGGACAAAATGAGCAAGAACTTATCCTCCCAGTTTCTTTCTAAGCAGCCCATCAAGTTGATTCAAAAGCAGCTGGATCTGACCTATGCTGATGCTGCCGATGAATTCGACGAGATTTGCTCCCTGAACAACCCCACCATCAAGCGAAAGCTGCTGATGGACTTTGCGGACGAGTGTGATTCCGCCGTTGTCCACTTGAAAGCGGCTGCCCTCCCCCGGCAGAGTACGCAAGTGATCCTCCCTATCACAAAAATGAAGGAGACGGAGATCTATGCCCCCAACTATCGGAACGGAGAGAAAGTTGTCTTGATTCGCTACCCCCATGGTGGCACCTTTGAGATCCCCGAACTGACGGTCAACAACAAAAACCAGTCAGCAATCTCAATTCTGGGCAAGAACATTCGCGACGCCGTCGGTATCAATCCAAAGGTGGCGGAGCGGCTCTCCGGGGCCGACTTTGACGGCGACCAGGTAGTTGTCATCCCTGTGGGCGGGAAGGTATCGGTAAAATCCACCCCCGCCCTGGATGGTTTGAAGGACTTCGACCTAAAAGTTGAATACTCCACTGAGGGGAAGACCGGTGTCCGGCTCCTCTCAAAAGCAGCCACCCAGATAGAGATGGGTAAGATTTCTAACCTGATCACGGATATGACCTTAAAAGGGGCCCCCGAGGAAGAAATCACTAAGGCTGTTAAGCACAGCATGGTCGTCATCGACGCGGCCAAGCACAAGCTGGACTACAAGCGGTCTGAGATCGAGAATGACATCCCCACCCTTCGGAAACGGTGGCAGGGCTACATAGATCCTGAAACTGGTAAGGAAGTGGGCGGGGCCTCCACCCTGCTCTCTCGGAGAAAGCAGAATGTTTCTGTTCCGGAGCGTCAGGGTAGCGGTCGTATCGACAGGGAGACGGGTAAGGTTATCTACAAGGAGTCTGGTCGAACCTATGTGGACCCGAAGACTGGGAAAACAGTTCCCGCCACAACGCAAATCAAACTTTTGGAGAAGACCGACGACATCCGAACCCTATCCTCCGGAACTGTTCAAGAGGACGCCTATGCCGATTACGCGAACCGTATGAAGGCGCTTGCCAATCGTGCAAGACTGGAATACTTGGCGACACCTACTCTGGTGCGCAATGCGAGCGCGGCTAAGGCTTATGCTCCTGAAGTTACCAGACTGACCAGCGCCCTGAAGACTGCTCAGCTCAACGCCCCTCGTGAGCGTGAGGCTCAGCGTATCGCCAATGCTCAGGTAAAGGCAAAGATCCAGGCCAACAACATCGCCGACAAAGATGAAATCTCCAAGATTCGTCGTGCCGCAATCAGCGATGCTCGTGTTGCTACTGGCGCAAGCGGAAAAGGAACACGAATTACAATCTCTGATGGTGAATGGGAAGCTATTCAGGCTGGTGCGATCTCTGACACAACTTTGAAAGAGATCCTTCGCTATGCCGATCCTGATGTTGTTCGCGCCCGTGCAACTCCAAGAGCATCGACGCAACTGTCTGAAGCTCGCATCAACCGGATCAAGGCGATGGCAAACTCTGGCTGCACTAATGCCGAGATCGCCGATGCTTTGAACCTTTCATCTTCTGTTGTTTCCAAGTATCTCAATGAGTAAGAAAGGAAGTGAGAGCGAATGGAAACGTGTATGCTTACAACGACTGATAACCCGTATGATCCCTTTACCCAGTATGAAGCCTGGTATCGGTTCGACGAAGACAACGGGTATCACTCCTGCGCTTTCTTAGCGCGTATCGCCCGTACTTCCGATCAGCTCTCTGAGCAGGAGAACATGGAAGAAATCGAGCGAGCTATCAATGACATCATCAAGTACGACCACCTGGGTATCTACAAAAAGGTAAAGCGGAAGTTAAACCCTGAACCTGCCGCGACCATGTGACCTCAAAAGCCCATAAAATCGGGAAAAGAAATGTTCTCTGATTCAGAGTGCATTTCTTTTTGTCATTTTTGAGGAAAATTCCTGAGATCGAAACCAATTATAGGGCTCTAAACGCATGAAAAGGGTATAGGGGGACCCCTCTAAAATGGCACCCCCCATGCATCGCGGTGGCCTTTGAAAATTCTCCGGGGGATATTTTTGAAAAATGGCTTCGGTTTTGGGGCGGCATTTGAACAAGCCCACAAGGTAGATGTTGTTGATAAGAGACTCTTTTCGTCCACCAAACCTCCTTTTTGGCTGTTGCGCAGTGCATTACCTCCATTGCCCACGGACGCCACGTGTTTTTCTCCACTTATCACAAATCTGCTTATGTGGGCTTCTTCAAATGTCGTCCCAAACCATTTCAAAAGCCATAGCAACTGCCACAATTCTTAGCGAGAGGAGGTGTCAAGCGTGGCAAAAGCGATCAAACCTTCGGGCACTCAGCCAAGGAAACGCCGGGCCGCCTTGACACCGGAGGCCAGAGAGAACCAACTGATCGACTTGGCCGTTAGTCTGGTCGAGAAACGGCTGCTGGAAGGGACGGCCTCTTCACAAGAGGTTACTACGATCCTGAAACTTGGAACTACCAGAGCGCGCTTGGAAAATGAGCGGCTTGCCAAAGAGGTGGAGCTGGTCCAGGCAAAGACCGAGGCGTATAAGTCCGGGGTCAGGATGGACGAACTTTATGAGAAGGCCATGGCTGCTTTCAAGCGATACAGCGGTCAGGACGAGGAGGACGAAGATGGGTATTAGATGTTACTCGGAATTGATCCTTCTCCCTACGTTTGAAGAGCGCTACCGCTATCTCCGTTTGGATGGCATTGTTGGAAAGGAGACGTTTGGTTTCGACCGGTATATGAACCAAGTCTTTTACCGCTCCCCGGAGTGGAAGCAGATCCGTGACGTTGTGATTGCCAGAGATATGGGGTGCGACCTGGGGATTGCCGGTCGGGAGATTTATCGCCGACCGCTTATCCATCACATGAACCCAATCAGCCCGGAGGATATTCGGGACCGAAAAGGTTTGATTCTTGACCCTGAGTTTCTGATCACCACAATTCATGAAACCCATCAGGCCATCCATTATGGCGACGAAAATCTTCTGTTCAAAGAACCGATTACACGCAGGCCCAATGATACCTGCCCGTGGAAAAAGTAGGAAGGAGGACTCGGTGTGCAAAATCATGTTGCCGGTGTTGTGACCGATTGCCTGAGAGCGGCCATTTATCAAGAGCCGAGGGCAAATTCCAAAGTCATCAAGGTTATTACTCTGCTGACCAAAGTTACAGTCGACGTGGACGGGTCGACCGAAGGATTCTACAAAGTTTTCACCTCTGACGGAGTTCAGGGATACTGCATGAAGAAGTTCATCGCAGTCCGCCGGTGAGGAGGTCGCTATGGAGATTTCCGAAAGCATCTTGACGTCCATCAAGAAACTGTTGGGCATCGACGAGAATTATACGCACTTTGATGCCGACATCATCATGCACATCAACAGCGTGTTTTCGATCCTGACGCAAATGGGCGTTGGGCCTGCCAATGGTTTCTCTATTTCAGGAAAGGATGACACCTGGTCCGCTTTCATTACGGATAAGCCGAACATCTTTTCCTTAGTCAAATCCTATGTCTACATGAAGGTTCGATTACTGTTCGATCCGCCGCTCAGCTCCGCTGCCATTGAGTCCATCAATCGGCAGATCAGTGAGTTTGAGTGGCGGCTTTTCGTTGCGGCGGACCCCGTAGAAGACACCAGCGGGAAGGAGGAAAATCAAAATGGAGAATAGCATGCTCCTGCACTACGGAATTAAAGGTATGAAGTGGGGTGTCCGCCGTTACCAGAACAAAGACGGCACTCTTACCGCTGCCGGAGAAAAGCGTTATGACCGGGATAAGCGGGAGAATGCGGCCAAGAAGAAGGAAAACCGCATTGACCTCACTAATCCAGACCCCCAGCGCTGGGCGAAGGAGGATCTGGAGCGTACCAAACGAACGGTCGATTCCAGTTCAGATTTGGCGAAAGAAATGAAGAAACTGGAGCAGACCACCACTTCCAAGCCCACTCCGAAACGGATGGACTTGTCCGAAATGACCGACAAAGAGATGCGCGACAAGATCAACCGGGAACTCTTGGAGCGGCAGTATAACCAGTTGTTTTCCGACACCTCTCCGGCCCAAGTCTCAAAAGGTCGTCAGGCGCTGCGGGATACTCTGGAAGTAGCTGGAAGTGTTTTGGCGATTGCCGGATCTTCCCTGAGCATTGCCCTTGCAATCAAGGAATTGCGGGGGTGATTGTTTATGGAACTGCGTCACCACGGAATCCTGAAACAAAAATGGGGCGTCCGAAACGGCCCTCCCTATCCTCTGCGCGGCGGTGATTACACCCCAGCTCAGCGAAAGGCTATCAGCAATAAGCGGAAGAGCGGCAACAGCATCTACAACAAGAAGCACTTTGACGAAGTGCTGAACGCCGATAAGACGACCCTGAGCACCCTGTCCTATGACAAGGACCGAACCAAGAACACCGATATGTTTTACGCTACCCATAATTCTTTGGACAAGCATCAGTATAATGCTCTGTTCAACCGGCCGATTCCTCAGCCGGTCTACGACAAGGATGGCAAGCAGATCGGAACCGGCTCATTCATGAAGTACCGGATTAACAATTCGCTTAAAACCGATTTGAAGGTAGCCAGCGAAGATTCCGGTGCCAAGATTTTCATGGACCTCTATAAGAAGGACCGGGACTTCTACAACTTTGTTACGGATAAAGACTGTATGCAAAGTTATTTCGTGAATGACAAGTATAAGTTCAAGGGTTATCGGGAAGCTGCTGTGGTTCTGAACAAGATGAAGGACCCGGATTATACTCCTTCGGCTGATGATCTTCAGACGGTCTATCGGATGTTCAATTATGTTATTCCGTATGACGGTCAAGGTGACAGCTGGAAGGGCCACGACGTCTATACCCAGCGAACCAAATTCTTTAATGCGTGTAAGAAAGCCGGATATGGTGCACTTCTTGACACGAATGATGCGATCTATGGTGGGTTCAAGGCCAAGTCCCCCATTATCGTGTTTGATATGGAGCAGGTTATACCAAAAGACGTTTATCGGACTAAAGTGAGTGAACAGAAGTTCTCTACTTTGGTTCTCATCGGCAGAAAAGCGCTGGGGCTATAACGGGAGGCTGGTGAACAGATGTTATCCAACACCGCCGTCCCCCGTTACTATGGCGCATTCCGAGACGCGGTCATCCGAGGGGATATTCCGGTCTGCAAAGAGGTCGCCATGGAGATGTATCGAATCGACCGGCTGATCGAGTCACCCAGTTACTACTATGACGATAGGGCGGTTGAGGGGTGGATCGAGTTCTGTGAGAATGAGCTGACCCTGACCGACGGCTCTGATCTTCATCTTCTGGATACCTTTAAGCTATGGGGAGAGCAGGTGTTTGGCTGGTACTATTTCGACGACCGCTCCGTCTATGTTCCAAATCCGGATGGCAGAGGTGGTCGCTACGTTACCAAGCGGATCAAACAGCGCCTGACCAAGAAGCAATACCTGATTGTAGGACGTGGTGCGGCAAAGTCGCTGTATGATTCCTGTATTCAGGCTTACTTCTGCGTTGTGGACGGTTCCACCACCCACCAAATCACTACGGCCCCCACGATGAAACAGGCGGAGGAGATCGTCAACCCCATAAAGACCGCCATCACCCGGGCAAGAGGACCGGTTTTTCAGTTTATGACCGAGGGTTCTTTGCAGAATACCACCGGCTCCAGAGCTAATCGGGTGAAACTGGCCTCCACCAAGAAGGGCATCGAGAACTTCATTTCCGGTTCTCTAATTGAGATCCGCCCCATGTCGGTGGACAAGCTCCAGGGACTTCGCTGCAAGGTGGCCACCGTGGACGAGTGGCTGTCCTCTGCCGACGCCCGGGAAGACGTTATCGGCGCAATCGAACAGGGTGCCTCCAAGCTGGATGATTACCTTATTATAGCAACCAGTTCAGAAGGAACGGTCCGAAACGGCGCCGGCGATACCATCAAAATGGAGTTGATGAACATTCTCCAGGGCATCGGCCCTCCACAGGAACATGTTTCTATCTGGTGGTATAAGCTGGACTCTGTCGAGGAAGTGGCTTATCCCGACATGTGGCCCAAGGCCAATCCAAATCTTGGGAAGACCGTGACCTACGAGACCTACCAGAAAGATGTGGACCGGGCGGAAACGGCGCCTGCCACACGGAATGATATGCTGGCAAAGCGATTTGGGCTTCCCATGGAGGGATACACCTATTACTTTACCTATGAGGAGACTTTACCCCATCGCCGGCAAAGATTCTGGCAAATGCCCTGTTCTATGGGCGCCGACCTTTCCCAAGGTGACGACTTCTGTTCCTTCACCTTCCTCTTTCCTCTTCGGGATGGCGCTTTTGGCGTTAAGACCCGAAACTACATCACTTCTCTGACACTCCATAAACTTCCCGCGGCCATGCGGGTTAAGTATGAGGACTTCATGGCAGAGGGCAGCTTGATCGTCATGGAGGGAACTGTTCTCGATATGATGCAGGTCTATGAGGATTTGGATGACTACATCATCAACTGCGGCTACGATGTGCGCTGCTTTGGCTACGACCCCTACAACGCAAAGGAATTTGTGGATCGGTGGGTCAATGAGAATGGTCCATTTGGGGTTGAGGTGGTCCGGCAGGGTGCGAGAACGGAGTCCGTCCCGTTGGGAGAACTGAAGAAACTGGCTGGAGAGCGGATGCTGCTCTTTGACGAAGATCTGATTACCTTTTCCATGGGAAACTGCATCACCATGGAGGACACCAATGGCAACCGCAAGCTGCTGAAGAGGCGATCTGACCAGAAGATCGATGCCGTGGCGGCTATGATGGATGCCTATGTTGCCTATAAGCATAATCCCGAAGCATTTGAGTAAAAAAAAAGGGGGGGCTCATGAAACCCTATGAGAAACCTTCTCCCCAGGATTGCCTCGCCCACTACGGGGTCAAGGGCATGAAATGGGGTGTTAGGCGTTATCAGAACTACGATGGTTCTTATACCAAGAAGGGTTTGGAGCGTTATCGTAAAGCTGAATCCGATTACGAAAGCGCTAAAACCAAAGCGGCTGAGACGAAAAGCGCTTATAAGTCTGGGCAGGCAACTCGACAGCAGGTCAAAGAGGCCAATCGTGCTGTTAAAACCGAAAAGCGCCGAATGGAAGATGCCTATGGAAAGCTAAAGAGCGATAAGTTGGCCGATGAAGGTAAGAAACTTTATCAGCGCGGTAAGACCATTACCGGAAACACTCAGACGACTTATTTGGCTGAAGCGGCCATAGTAGTTGGTTCTGGTGTAGTAAGTTCACTCTTATCCAACACGATGAAAGACCAGCGGGTTGCTTATTTGGCGGGATCATCCATTGCAATAGGCGGAACCCTTGTGAACGCTTTACTTGCCGGAAAAGCCAGTAACGAAAATCGCAAATTGCGAGCATATTACGCCCATTAACGCGCATTACCGCAGACTCTTAACTGGGTCTGCGGATTTTTTATGCTTGAAATCTGAAACACACGACAAGGTTGTTGCAAATTCATTCATGGACAGGAGGTGACCGCGATTGTTGGACGTTTTACAGCACTACGGCGTTCTCGGTATGAAGTGGGGCGTCCGTCGTTACCAGAATAAAGACGGCTCCCTAACTGCCGCCGGCCGGGCCCGGCTCGACAAGAAAGACGAGAAGTGGGCCAAGAAGAAAGGCGACAAAATTACTGAGACTGCTCGAAAGAAGTCATCCAAGGAGCTGGACCGTTATGCCGCGAAACTGCTCCAGAACCCCAATGCCCTGACAAGCCGTGGGAAGCTGAGTGCCGCCACTGCCAACGCCTACAATCGGAAGATGGCCGAAGTGATGTCACAGAAGGTTTCTGATCTAAGGTCACCCTCCGGAAAAACGGTCCAGTTCGTGGCAAAGCGTGGAGAGGTGGGGGTCATGATGGCGCTGGCTGACGCCGGGTATGACATGACTCAGCTGAAGAACGGCGTATGGACTTCCGGCAAGATTGCCTACCGGAAGACCGTGCTGGACAAGGTTTGATGGGTGGTGATGAAGATGGAATACGAACTGCGTCACCATGGCATCAAAGGCATGAAGTGGGGCGTCCGCCGTTTTCAAAATGAAGATGGGAGCCTAACCAATGCCGGCCGAAAACGTTATGCCGACGATGATGATACCGCTGAGCGGCGAAAATCGGTGGTCAAGAAGGTCGCTATTGGCACTGCGGCCGTTGCCGGCGTAGTCTTGACTGCCTATTTGGTCAAGAGGCATGGGGCCAAGAAGGCGGCAGAACTTGCATCCAAGGCGGATACCGGAAAAACCGCGGTTGAGAAACTGATAGAGTCCAGCTCCGTCATGTCGACACCGGTTAGTCAGCTCCGGGCATCAACTTCCAGTGCGCGCCCGAGTGTAGAAACCGGGAAACGGGTTGCCGAGGAAGTATCCAAGACAATTTCTTCGGCGTCCAGACCGGTAAGCACCATCCAACCTCCTCCGGCTTATGACTTTGACTCCTTGATGAAGCAGAACGACGAGCTTCTCAAGAAGATGTATGCCGATCTGCTGTCGTAACGGAGGTGAGAAAAGTGGAAATGGCATTGGGTTCCAGGCTGAAACATGCCTGGAACGCTTTTTTAGGCAACGAATTCTTTGACTACCGATATTCGCTAGGGCCCAGCTACTCCTATCGTCCGGACCGGCCGATTTTCAGCCGGGGAAACGAGAGGTCCATCATCACCTCCGTTTACAACCGGATCGCGCTGGACGCGGCGTCGATTGCCATCCAGCATGCCCGCTTGGACGATGATGGCCGGTTTGAAGACGTGATTGATTCCAGCCTGAACAACTGTTTATCGCTGGAAGCGAATCTGGACCAGACCGGCCGAGCCTTCATCCAGGACGTGGTTATGTCCATGCTGGACGAAGGGTGCGTGGCCATTGTACCTACGGATACAGATCTCGACCCAGAGACCGGCTCTTTCAAGATCGAAAAGATGCGCACTGGAAAAATTGTGGAGTGGTATCCAAAGCATGTTAGGCTTCGCGTTTACAACGAGAACCGCGGGGAGAAACAGGACATCACCCTTCCTAAGAGTACGGTAGCCATCATTGAAAATCCATTTTTTGCGGTGATGAATGAGCCCAACTCGACAATGCAGCGATTGATCCGAAAGCTCAATATTTTGGACGCAATCGACGAGCAGAGCGGTTCCGGAAAGCTCAATCTTATCATTCAGCTGCCCTACGTCATTAAGACGGAAGCGAGGCGTCAACAGGCGGAAAAACGCCGTAAAGATATCGAGGAACAGTTGGCCGGCTCCAAATATGGCGTCGCTTACACCGACGGCACGGAGCATGTGGTTCAGCTGAACCGGCCCATCGACAACAATCTAATGTCCCAGATTGAATACTTGACGAGCATGCTTTACAGCCAGTTGGGAATCACTCAGGGGATCTTGGATGGAACTGCCGATGACCGGACGAAGCTGAACTATGACAACCGGACGATTGAACCGATCCTATCAGCCATTGTTGACGAAATGAAGAGGAAGTTCCTCACCAAAACTGCTCGGTCACAGAAGCAGTCAATTCTGTTCTTCAGAGATCCGTTCAAGCTGGTGCCCATTGAAGGTATTGCTGAGATTGCCGACAAGATGACTCGCAATGAGATCATGACCTCGAATGAGATCCGGCAGAAGATCGGCATGAAGCCGTCGAAGGACCCCAAGGCGGACGAGCTCCGAAACAGCAACTTAAGCGCTCCGAAAGAGGAGGGCAATCAGCCACCATCAACATCTGAAGGAGGAAAAGTTCAAAATGAGTCTGAAGTATGACTTTAGTGGCTGGGCGACCCGAAACGATCTTATATGCGCGGATGGACGCACCATTCGCCATAATGCATTCGAGGATTGTGATGGGAAGACGGTTCCCCTGGTTTGGAACCACCGGCACGACGAACCCAGCAACATCTTGGGCCATGCCCTTTTGGAGAACCGCAAGGATGGCGTTTACGCCTACTGCACGTTCAATGATACCGAAAGCGGCAAGGCGGCCAAGGCGTTGGTCCAGCATGGGGATATCGCATCCCTGTCTATCTACGCCAATGGGCTGAAGCAGACGCCTAATAAGGACGTCATGCATGGCGTGATCTGTGAGGTCAGCCTGGTGGTCGCCGGGGCCAATCCCGGCGCCTTCATCGACTTTGTGGATATGGCCCATGGCGAGGGCGGTGAGCAGGAGATGATCCTGTCCGCCTACGAGCCCATTTCTCTGTATCGTCCTGACGAGAAACCCCCTCTGATCCATAAGGCCGACGATAAGACCGATCCCGAGGACGACAAGAAAGAGGACAAGTCCAAGGATGACGGCAAAGAGGAGAAGCCCAAGGACGAGAAGACCGTTCAGGATGTCGTGGACAGCATGACCGAGGAGCAAAAGACGGTCATGTATGCCCTGATCGGCGCTGCCATGGAGGAGCTGGACTCTTCCGAGGGCGGTGAGGATGACGAGGATGACCCCGATAAGAAATCTGACAACACCAAGGGAGGAAACAAGACCATGAAACACAATGTTTTCGAGCAGGAAGAGACCCAGGACAACGTTCTGAGCCACTCCGATCGCAAGGCTATTCTTGATCTGGCCAAGACCAACAGCGTGGGCAGCCTCCAGACTGCCCTGAACATCTATGCTGAGCAGAATGAGCTTAAGCATGGCATCGACAATATCGAGACCCTGTTCCCTGAGTTCAAGGATCTGCGCCCGGGTGCTCCTGAGCGGGTTACCCGTGACCAGGGCTGGGTCACTGTTGTCATGCAGAAGGTTCACAAGAGCCCCATCAGCCGTATCCGCACCCGCCAGACTGATACCCGGAATGACAATATTCGGGGCCATGGTTACCAGAAGGGCAACCGTAAGAAGCCTGCCGGCAACATGAACGTCATTACCCGTACTACCGATCCTCAGACCGTGTACCGCACCGATGCCCTTTACCGGGATGATATCATCGACATCACCGATTTCGATGTGGTCGAGTACCAGTATGCCGTTATGCGGGAGAACCTGAATGAAGAGGTCGCCACCGCCATCATGATCGGCGACGGCCGCGAGGCGGATGACGAGATGAAGATCTCCGAGGACCACATCCGTTCCATCTGGAACGACAACGACCTCTATACCATCCACTATGATGTGAACATCGAGGCCGCCCGTGCTGAAATCCAGGGCACCCGCACCGACATGAACTTCGGCGAGAACTACATCTATGCTGAGGCCATCATCTCCGCCGCGCTGTATGCCCGTGAGAAGTACAAGGGAACCGGTACTCCCGATTTCTTCTGCACGCCTCACCTGGTCAATGTGATGCTGCTGGCTCGCGATATGAATGGCCGCCGCATCTACACCTCTCGTGCTGATCTGGCTGCTGCGCTGAATGTCGGCGAGCTTTACACCGCTGAGCAGTTTGAGGGCCGTGCCCGGATGGATGGCGAGGGTAAGCAGCACAAGCTGCTGGGCATCTTTGTCAATCTGGCGGACTACACGGTTGGTTCCACCAAGGGTGGCGAGATCACCCGGTTCGATCAGTTTGACATTGACTTCAACCAGCAGAAGTATCTGATCGAGACCCGTCTGTCTGGTGCTTTGACTCGTGTCTACTCCGCCATTGCGCTGGAAGAGCCTGTGGCTACTGGCACTGGCGGCGGTTCCGGCCTCGGCGGCTAAGAGGAAAATTCAAAATGGCGAAATTTTATGGATCGGTAGGCTATGCTGATACCGTTGAGACTGCTCCTGGCGTACATGAAGAGAAGATCGTCGAGTATCCGTACTATGGCGATTTGACTCGGAATGTACGCCAGCTTCAGTCTGGGGAGACGCTCAACGATGACATCAACATCGCGAATGAGATCAGCATAGTCGCCGATCCGTTCGCCAGGAAGAACTTCCACAAGATGCGATATGTGACGTACATGGGCGCAAAGTGGAAAATCTCCAAGGTCGAAGTGGGCTATCCCCGCCTGATCTTAACGATTGGGGGCCTCTACAATGGGTAGCAGAGTTCAACTTCATACCATCCTGTGTGGGATTTTGGAATGTCCGGACCGCGGTGATGCGTGCCGGGCTTATTTTCAGCCTCCAGCGAGCAAGGAGATCCAGTATCCCTGCATCGTCTATGAACGAAGCGAGATCGACGCCGTCCATGCGGACAATACGCCTTATCGCCTGCTGGACCGCTATCAGGTGACGGTCATCTACAAGAACCCCGATAGTGATCTGCCCCATCGGGTTGCGATGCTGCCTATGTGCGCCCATGACCGTCACTTCACAGCCGACAATCTGAACCACGACATCTTCAACCTGTACTATTAAAAGGAGGAAATCCGAAATGAGTAAAATCGTATGGGGCAAGACCGGTGAACGTTTTTACGAAACTGGTGTTGATCATGCTGTTCTCTATCCCATCAGCGCCGCTGGCCTCTACAACAAGGGTGTTCCCTGGAATGGCATCACTGCCATCACTGAGAGCCCTTCCGGCGCCGAGCCCAACAACCTGTACGCCGACAACATCAAGTACCTGGTGCTGGTTGGCGCCGAGGACTTCGGGCTGACTATTGAGGCTTACACCTACCCCGACGAGTGGGAGGAGTGCGACGGCTCCGCTGAGATCGCTCCGGGCGTTATTGCCGGCCAGCAGAACCGTAAGGTCTTTGGCCTGAGCTACCGCACCAAGCTGGGTAATGACGTTGACGGTCAGGACCACGGCTACAAACTGCATCTGGTTTATGGCGGTCTGGCCTCTCCCTCTGAGCGGGGTTATCAGACGGTCAATGACTCTCCCGAACCCATCAACCCCAGCTGGGAGGTCACCACGACTCCTGTGGATGTGCCCGGCTTTAAGCCTACTGCCCGTCTGATCATCACCTCCACCAAGGCTGACCCGGCCAAGCTGAAGGCTTTGGAGGATATTCTGTGTGGTACGGATACCGAGGAGCCTCGTCTGCCTCTGCCCGAGGAAGTTATCGAGCTGCTCAAGAGCGCTGTTACCGTGGTTACCTCCGCCGAGAGTGCCGACGCCACTCTGCTTGGCAAGAAGGTCTCCGATCTTCAGAGCAATGTCGTGGTCGGCGAGGACACCATCTCCGGCAGCCTGAAGCATGTGACCGGCTACACCGGGTTCAGCAGCAAGACCTCTGAGCAGGAGGGTCACTATCTGGCTCTGAAGTTCGACGTGACTCCGGCTGACGCCGTTACCACCGTGGAGCTGGTGGGCGGCACCAAGGGCCCCGTGACTCTGGACGCGGACAAGAACATCGTCCTGCTGATCAAGAGCAACACCACCCAGAGCATCAAGGTGGTTTCCACCAAGGACGGCTCTTCCGTCACCAAGACCTACACCCTGACTGGCCTGACTCTGGAGGCCTAAGTAACCGAACCGCAAAGCGGGGCTCTCTTCACCGAGGGCTCCGCTTTCTTTTATTTTTGAAAGGAGAAAAACTGTAATGCTGAAGCTGACAAGAACTTACAACGACTACAATGGCGCCTCTCGTACCGAGGATTTCTACTTCAATCTGACTCAGGCCGAAGTGACTGAGATGGAGCTCTCCGTGGATGGCGGTCTGGTGGAGATGATCAATCGCATTGTTGCGGCCAAGGACGGGAAGCAGATCATCGCCGTCTTCAAGGATGTTATCCTGCGGGCCTACGGTGAGAAGTCCCCCGATGGAAAGCGCTTTATCAAGAGCCAGGAGCTGCGTGACGCTTTTGCCCAGACCGAGGCGTACAGCGACCTGTTCATGGAGCTGGCCACTGACGCGGATGCTGCTGCCAGGTTCATCAACGGCATCATCCCCCAGGGGAAGAAGTCTCAGATTCCTTCCAGCTCTCCGGCTCCTCAGAACTGAGCATGACTGGGGAGATCAGAGATGCTGGAAATTGTGATACCGGAAACCGAGCAGTATGACGAGGCGAATGGCTGTTTTATCACGACCAAGAAGCAGGTGCTTCGACTGGAACACTCTCTGGTCTCCCTTTCAAAATGGGAATCAAAGTGGCACAAACCCTATCTGTCCCGAAAGCAGAAGACACAGGAGGAGCAGATCGACTATATCCGGTGCATGACCTTGACCCAGAATGTGGACTCCAATGTCTATACTGCTATTACGCCTCAGATCCTGAAGACGGTCAACGCCTATATCGACGATTCCATGACGGCCACCACCTTTGCCAAGAGACAGCGAGGGCGCTCAAACAATGAGATCGTCACAGCGGAAATCATCTATTACTGGATGATTTCCCATCAGATCCCCTTCGAGTGCCAGAAGTGGCATTTGAACCGGCTCATGACACTGATCAATGTATGCAACGCGAAGAATGGGCCGCAGAAGAAAATGAGCCAGAAGGAGATATTTGCACAGAACCGCGCACTGAACGCGGCGCGCAGAAAGAAAACGCATTCGAGAGGATGATAACAAATGTCTGAGTCGACGATTTGGAACTTTTTCAAGAACAAAGGCCTCTCGGACTGCGGGGTTGCCGGTCTGATGGGGAACCTCTATGCCGAGAGTGGCTTGAAACCGACCAACCTCCAGAATACCTACGAAAAGAAGCTGGGGCTATCTGACGCGGACTATACCGCCCAGGTAGACGCCGGGGTATATCAGGACTTTGTCCACGACAGCGCAGGCTACGGACTTGCTCAATGGACATTTTGGAGCAGGAAACAGAGCTTGCTCGCCTTTGCCCGGAACAGTGGAAAGAGCATTGGGGATCTGGAGATGCAGTTGGATTTTCTCTGGAAAGAGCTGAGTGAGAGTTATCGTTCGGTCGTTAAAGTTCTGGAGTCTGCCGCCACTGTCCGGGCGGCTTCCGATGTGGTGCTGGTGCAGTTTGAGCGCCCCGCGGATCAGAGCGAGACCGCCAAAGCCAGGCGCGCCTCTTACGGGCAGAAATATTACGACAAGTATGCCGGAAAGGGTGAGACAATGCCTTCCACAAATGTATCTTCAGCGGTGAAGAGACTTTTAGCCACGGCCAGAGCGGAAATCGGGTATATCGAGAAGGAGACAAACTCCCAGCTTGATGACAAAACGGCAAATGCCGGCGACGCCAACTGGAACAAGTATGCCAGAGATTTGGATGCGCTCGGCATCGTTTATAACGGCCGGAAAAATGGCTATGCGTGGTGCGATGTCTTCGCCGATTGGTGTTTTATCCATACCTTTGGCCTGGAGCTGGGCATGAAGCTGCTCTGCCAAGCGGAGAAAGGTTTGGGCGCCGGATGCACCTACTCTGCCAATTACTACAAACAAAAGGGGCAGTTCCACACCAACAATCCCCAGCCCGGAGATCAGATCTTCTTTACCGATGACGGTGGAAAGACCATGTACCATACCGGAATCGTGGAGAAAGTTTCCGGCGGACGGGTTTACACGATCGAGGGGAATACCAGTTCCCTGGCTGGCGTGGTGGCCAACGGCGGATGTGTTCGGGACAAGAACTATCCGCTGAATGCCAGTTACATTGGCGGCTATGGCCGTCCGGATTTTTCTATCGTACAGGAGGACGACGATATGATGACGCAAGAACAGTTCAACGAAATGTTTAACTCTGCCATGACGCAGTATCGCAAGAATTTGCAGGACAACGACTGCGGCGACTGGAGCAAGGATGCTCGGGAGTGGGCCATCAGCGTCGGCCTGTTTGCTGGAAATGGCACAACCATCGATGGCCAGCCCAACATGATGTGGTCTGATTTCCTTACCAGAGAGCAGGCCGCCATGCTGTTCTATCGCTTTGCTCAGGAGAGAGGGTTGGCGTGATGAGAAACGGACGGCATCTGGCCCGGAGCGGAAACAAACGGGCAATGGAGCATTCCAAGAAACTGACCAATGATATTCGCGCGCTTCTCTGGGCGGTCACTTTAGGAGGCCTGCTGTTGGCATTCTATTGCGTCCATCTCGGTTATACCGGGGCGCTGCCCTGGGTTGGGGCTATGGTCGGTTTACCTTGGGCCGCGCATGGTACGGTGTGCAGCTTTTATCTGAGCCTTTGCAAATCGGACCACAAGGAGGGGGGAATCACTTTCGAGGCCGCGAAAGCCGCAAATTTTAATGTTTCGCAGACGCCGGTGGGCTCCGTGGAGAGCCCGGCAATTTAAGGAGGGGTATCCATGCTTTTAGATTCGGCTGCGCTGGCAGAGATCGTTTCCACTCTGCTGATGATCATCGGTGGGGTCACGATTCTGACCAACATCATTGTTCAGGTGTTCAAGAGCGTGACATGGGACAAGATTCCCACGAACTTCTTCGCATTGATCGTTTCGGAGGCGCTGACCCTTGCTGCCGGAGCCGCTTATGCGCAGATCCGGGGCATTTCGATCACCTGGTATCTCGTATTCGCGGCGGTCGTCGTGGGACTGCTGTCCGCTTATGCGGCCATGCTGGGATATGACAAGCTGGTCGAGGCGCTCAAGAACTGGCCTAAGAAAATTGAATGATAGGAGGAGCCGGCAGTGATTCGTTTCAGACACAAGGGCGATTTTTCCAAGCTGACCCGATTTCTGGAAAGAGCGAAGGAAGCTGTTCATCTCGGCGATTTGGATAAATTTGGCCGAGAAGGAGTGGCCGCCCTTGCGTCTGCAACGCCTGTCGACTCCGGAGAAACGGCAGCATCCTGGTATTACGAGATCACCAACAAGAATAACACGGTCACCATCTCGTTTCACAATTCAAACATTCAAAATGGAGTTCCCATTGCCATTATCCTGCAATACGGACACGGCACTGGGACCGGAGGCTGGGTACAGGGAAGAGATTACATCAACCCTGCTATCCAGCCCATTTTTGACCAAATAGCGAACTATGCTTGGAAGGAGGTCACGCGGTCATGAGCAGGACCATCGACGAGAGAGTCGTCGAGATGCGATTTGACAACAGGCAGTTTGAGCAAAATGTGCAAACCAGTTTGTCAACACTCGACAAACTCAAACGGGGTTTGGATCTGGACGGTGCTGCCAAAGGCCTTGAGAACCTGGGCACCGCTGCGAAGAAGTGCGATATGTCCGCCCTTAGCAGTTCCGTCGAGACGGTTCGGGCGAAGTTCTCGGCGTTTGAAGTCGTTGCCATGACGGCTCTTTCCAATATCACAAATTCCGCCATAAATACAGGTAAGCAGCTTGTATCCGCCCTTACGATCGACCCGATCAAAACTGGTTTTCAGGAGTATGAAACCCAAATCGGCGCAATTCAGACGATCCTGGCTAACACCCAGCACGAGGGCACCAATCTTCAGCAGGTGAACCGGGCGCTGGACGAGCTGAATACTTACGCAGATAAGACGATCTACAACTTCACCGAGATGACCCGGAACATCGGAACCTTTACTGCGGCCGGCGTGGATCTTCAGACCTCAGTTGACTCCATCAAGGGTATTGCAAACCTGGCCGCTGTTTCGGGTTCCACTTCTCAGCAGGCGTCCACGGCGATGTATCAGCTTTCGCAGGCATTGGCCGCAGGAAAAGTCTCTTTGATGGACTGGAACTCGGTCGTCAACGCCGGCATGGGCGGCAAGGTGTTTCAGGACGCCTTGGTTCGTACATCTGAACTGCTTGGAACCGGAGCACAGAATGCTATCAATATGTATGGGTCATTCCGGGAGTCCCTCACCAGGGGCGAATGGCTTACCACTGAGGTACTTACCGAAACCCTGAAGCAGTTTGCCGGCGCATATAGCGAGGCGGATTTGATTCAGCAGGGGTTTACGGAGGCTCAGGCAAAAGAAATTGCGCAGATGGCGCAGACGGCTGAAGACGCTGCTACCAAAGTAAAGACTTTCACGCAGTTGTGGGACACCTTAAAGGAGAGTGCGCAGTCTGGATGGACTGCAACGTGGGAGATCTTGGTTGGCGACTTTGAAGAAGCCAAGGAGTTGCTGACTGAAATTTCCAATACCATTGGCGGTGTAATCAGTGAATCTGCCCAGGCAAGAAATGAGTTTCTCAGCGGCGGGCTGAGTTCGGGTTGGAAACAGCTGCTGGACCAGGGTATTGCCGACGAGGCAGGCTTTATTGAGTCAATCCAAACAGTGGCCAGAGAAAGCGGCGACGCCTTTGACCAGCTGGTGGCCGATTCTGAGAGTTTCACTGACGCGCTGAAGCAGGGCCTGACGGATGGAATCATCTCTTCTGATACCCTTTCTGAGGCAGTCTTTAACCTTCAGAGTAAAATGTCTGGCATGTCGCAGGAAGAGCGGAAAGCTGCCGGATACACCACGGAGATGGTCGAGCAGATCGAGGCACTGAGTTCCGGTCTTCAAAATGGAACGATTTCCATGGATGAATTTACGGAGAAGATTCTGAAGCCATCCGGTCGAGAGAATCTAATCGAGTCTGTTTGGAATGCAGCCAAGGGGTTGATGAGTGTCATCACCCCCATCAAGGATGCGTTCCGCGACATCTTCCCTCCAGCCACTTCCGACCAGCTTTATGCTCTCACGGAATCGCTGCGCAGCTTTTCCGAACGTCTGACGATTTCGGATGAAACGGCAGATAAATTGCAGAGGACTTTCAAAGGTCTCTTTTCCATTCTGGACTTGGGTCGTCAGGCTCTTATGGCGGCCCTCAGCATTGTCACCCCTATGGCCGGCGGAATGGGCTCGCTGGCTGACGGGATTCTCACTGTAACCGCCACGATCGGCGATTTCCTCACCGGTATTAACGACGCAGCAAAGAAAGGCGAAGTCTTTAACAAAGTCGCCCAGGGTATTTCAACGGTTTTGGAGTTTGTTGTATCCGGGATTCAAAGCGTTGTTGAGGTTCTTGGAAATGTCTTTGCCGTTCCTGGTTTGGAGGCATTACAGGAGCTGTTGGGCCGTCTCCAGACCAGAATCGGACAGGTCCTTGATGCGTTCAACAGCTTGGGGTTCGGCGTTGACGATGCCGTAAAAACCATGGATTCGGCTGTTGGCAACAGCAAGTTCCTGCAAATGTTCCAGACCCTTTTCAATGGCCTAAAGACCATTGCCAGCGGCATCATCGCTGTTTTGGGCGGGCTATCCGCCACTCTGATCGATGCCATTGGCAACGCTGATTTCAGCGGGGTCATCGACCTGCTGAATGGTATTTCTTTGGGCGGTATCGCCATCGGTATCACCAAATTCATGAACAGCCTGACCAAATCTTTTGATGATGTCGGGGGTCTTCTCGACAATGTGAAAGGTATCTTGGACGGTGTTCGTGGGTGCTTTGAGGCCTATCAGACCCAGTTGAAGGCCGGGACCCTTTTGAAGATTGCCACGGCGATCGGTGTATTGGCGGCTTCGATCGTGGTCATTTCCCTGATCGACAGTGCAAAACTGACCGCCTCCCTTGGCGCTATTACCGTACTGTTTGCGGAATTGATGGCGTCTATGGCGGTTTTCAGCCGTATCAGCGGAGAGGTCAAGGGTGTTATCAAGGGAACCACGGCCATGATTGGAATTTCCGCCTCGGTACTTCTGCTGGCTTCCGCGCTGAAGAAGATTTCTGACATTGAGCCGGAGCAGATGGTTGTGGCGCTTGCAGGAATCGCCGGATTGATGACTGCGATGGTTGCTGCCGCCAAAGTTTTGGGGAGCGGTTCCAGCGCCGTTATTAAGGGTACGACTCAGATGGTGGTCTTTGCCGGCGCAATCAAAATGCTGGCTTCTGCCTGTATCGATTTGGCGCAGTTGGACTTCGCCGGATTGGCGAAGGGGTTGACTGGCGTCGGAGTCCTGATGGCAGAGGTTTCTCTGTTCACCAAAAAGGTCGCTATTAACAAGGGCGCTATGGCTACTGCGACCGGAATACTGGTTCTGGCTAGCGCCATGAAGGTCTTTGCCTCGGCCTGTAAGGATTTTGGGCAGATGGATGTGGGCGAATTGGCCAAAGGGCTGAGCTCTATCGGGGCTCTTCTTCTGGAGATCACCGCCTTCACCAAACTGACCGGAAACGCACAGGGGCTTATCTCCACCGGCCTTGCCATGATTGAGATTGGCGCGGCTATGAAGATATTTGCCTCCGCTATGGCGGACTTTGGCAGTATGTCTTTGGAGGAGATCGGTAAGGGTCTTCTGGCGATGGGCGGTGCACTGGCGGAAGTGGCCATCGCTATGCGGGCCATGCCGAAGAACCTGATTGCAACCGGTGCAGGACTGGTTACAGTTGGCGCTGCGCTGAATGTCCTGGCAGAAGCCCTTGGCAAAATGGGCGGTATGAGCTGGGAAGGCATCGCAAAGAGTCTTGTTGTCATGGGCGGTGCTTTGGCTGAACTGGCAATCGGTCTGAATTTCATGAACGGGACGCTGGCTGGTTCCGCAGCCATGCTTGTGGCCGCCGGCGCCCTGGCCGTCCTGACTCCTGTGCTCTTTATCCTTGGAAGCATGAGCTGGGAGTCCATCGCAAAGGGGCTTATCACAGTTGCCGGTGCCTTTACTGTGATTGGTGCGGCTGGCGCGATCTTGACCCCTCTGCTCCCCACCATTCTCGGACTGGGTGGCGCTTTCGCTTTGATCGGCGTTGGCATTGCTGGCCTTGGCGCGGGGCTGCTGCTTGTGGGAACTGGGTTGACTGCTATCGCAGTCGGTATTACGGGCCTGGCTACTTCTTTGGGCGCCGGCGTGACCATCATTGTGGCCGGATTGACGTCCATCATCACAGGTATTGCCGCGTTGATTCCCGCGATTGCTCAGCAACTGGGCGAGGCAGTCATCGCCTTTGCCGAGGTCATTACCAATGGGGCCCCGGCAATCGGGAACGCGGTTAAAGCGTTGGTTCTCACATTGGTCGATGTTCTGGTCGAATGTGTTCCAGCTATCGCTGACGGCGCTTTAGAGCTGGTTGCCGGTGTCCTCGCGGCCCTGGCGACTTATACACCGCAGATCGTTGACTCCATCATGCTGTTCCTGATCGAAATCATCGACGGCTTGGCGCGCAATCTTCCGACACTGATCCAATCGGTGGTTAATCTGTTGATGTCCTTCTTCTCTGGAATCGTATCTGCTTTGGGGAGCATCGACACCGATGCACTTCTGAAGGGTATTGCCGGAATTGGGCTTCTCAGCGGTATCATGGTGGCTCTCGGCGCCTTGGCCGGTCTGATCCCCTCTGCTATGGTGGGGGTGCTTGGGCTTGGTGTGGTAATGGCAGAACTCGCTGTTGTACTGGCGGCCATTGGCGGCTTGGCTCAGATTCCGGGCCTCGATTGGCTGATCGGGGAAGGCGGCAAGCTGTTGCAGACCATCGGCAACGCTATTGGCGGATTCGTCGGGGGCATTGTCGGTGGATTTATGAGTGGCGTCTCCAGCTCCTTCCCACAGATCGGTGCCGACCTCGGAGCATTTATGACCAATGTGCAGCCGTTTATCAACGGAGCAAAGAGTATCGACGCCTCCATGCTGGACGGTGTTAAAGCACTTACTGAGGCAATTCTGCTTATTACAGCTGCCGATTTGCTGGAGGGCCTGACCTCTTGGTTGACTGGAGGTTCTTCCCTATCCGACTTTGCCGAGCAGCTTGTCCCCTTCGGCGAGGCGATGGTACAGTTCTCCAACAGTATTACCGGGCTTGACGGTGATTTGGTCAGCACGGCGGCAATCGCTGGAAAAACCTTGGCAGAGATGGCCGCGACGCTGCCCAACAGTGGCGGCATTGTTGGTTTCTTTGCCGGGGAGAATGATATGGGCGAGTTTGGAAACCAGTTGGTTGGTTTCGGCGAGTCCATGATGAAGTTTGCGGCAAGCATCAAGGGGCTGGATACCGATGCTGTGACCAATGCGGCTACCGCAGGTAAGGCTATGGCAGAAATGGCGGCTACACTTCCGAACACAGGAGGAGCTGTTGCTTTCTTCACCGGCGACAATGATATGAGCGCCTTTGGTGATCAACTGGTGCCCTTCGGTGAAGCAATCAAAGCCTACTCCGACGCTGTGACCGGGTTGGATGTGGACGCAGTGAAGAACTCTGCCATTGCCGGGCAGGCCATGTCTGAACTGGCAGCCACACTTCCGAACACGGGAGGGGCTGTTGCTTTCTTCGCTGGCGATAATGACATGGCGACGTTCGGTGACCAGTTAGCCTCCTTCGGCGAGTCCATGAAGAATTATTCAAAATCGGTTAGCGGTCTGGATGGAGATGCCGTTGCTAACTCGGCTGTTGCCGGAAAAACTCTTGTGGAATTGGCAAACACCATCCCCAATACTGGAGGCTTGGTAGCCTTCTTTACCGGCGATAATGACCTGGAAACTTTCGGCGATCAGTTGGTGCCCTTTGGAGAGGCGATGAAGGCCTATTCCGACAGTGTGACCGGCATGGACAGCGAAGCAGTCACGGCCTCCGCTACGGCGGCGAAAGCCCTCGCGGAACTGCAAAGTTCACTGCCTAATATTGGAGGCGTGGTGGACTTCTTTACCGGTGGGAACGATTTGGAGACCTTTGCAAATGGCCTGCTTCCCTTTGGAGAGGGCATGAAGGCTTATGCCGATGCTGTGACCGGAATGGATACGGGGGCGGTGTCCGCCTCTGTGACTGCGGCTCAGGCCCTTGCCGCGCTCCAGGCATCTCTCCCCAGTGTGGGCGGGGTGATGGAGTTCTTCACCGGTGGGAATGACCTCGGCATATTTGCCGATGGTGTTCTGTCCTTTGGAGAGGCGATGAAATCCTATGGCGATGCCGTTTCCGGTATTGACACCGGGGCTGTGTCCGCCTCGGCTGTGGCGGCTCAGGCGCTGGCTCAGCTGCAAGCATCCCTTCCCAATGTGGGCGGCATCATGGAGTTCTTTACCGGTGGGAACGACCTCAGCAAATTCTCGGAGGGCGTTATCCCCTTCGGTGAGGCCATGAAGTCCTATGGCGAGGCTGTGGCCGGCATCAATGCCGACGCTGTTGAGGCGTCCGGAGTCGCGGCCCAGTCCCTGGCAAAACTCCAGGCTACTTTGCCGCAGGTCGGTGGGGTCATGGAATTCTTCACGGGAGGAAATGACCTCGGCAAGTTTGCAGAGGGTATCGTGCCCTTCGGCCAAGCTATGAAATCTTATGGAGAGGCTGTGGCGGATATTAAGGCTGAGGCCATTACTGCCTCCGCCGTTGCCGCCCAGTCCTTGGCACAACTTCAGGCTGATTTGCCCAATGTGGGCGGTGTGATGGCTTTCTTCAATGGAAGTAATGACCTTGGTACTTTCGCGGAGGGCATTGTGCCCTTCGGCGCGGCGATGAAATCCTATGGCGACGCTGTGGCTGAAATCAATGCCAATTCTATTACCGCCTCTGCGGTCGCTGCTCAGTCGCTGGCAAGGCTGCAAGAGTCTCTCCCCCTGGTGGGCGGCGTGATGGCCTTCTTCAACGGGAGCAATGACCTGGCGACCTTTGCCGCCGGAATCGTACCCTTTGGCGTGGCCATGAAGTCTTACAGTGACGCCGTAGCCGACATCAACCCGACCGCAGTGGAGAGTTCCGCCTCCGCCGGGCAAGCCCTGGTGGAGCTGGCGAACACGTTGCCCAATACCGGTGGATTGGTCTCCTTCTTCACGGGAGGAACCGACCTTGCCGCATTTGGAGATGACCTTACGGCCTTTGGGGTAGATCTGGCCGCCTATGCGGAGGCCATTAAAGATGTGAAGCCGGAAGCAGTAACGGCCTCGGCCAATGCCGCAAGCGCCTTGTCTAATCTGGCGACGGGTCTTCCCGACAGCAGTCTGTTTGACCAGTGGTTCGGTGGAGATCAGACCTTGGCCTCCTTTGGCGCGGATATCTCTAAGTTTGGCTCTTCCATGAAGGATTACTACAACGAGGTATCCGGCATCGACATCGGCAAATTGTCCGACGTCATTACCCAGGTTTGGGATCTGATCGACCTGGCGGAAGGGGTCAACGGCATCAACACCAGCGGTCTGACTAATTTCGCCGACAGCATGAAGAAGATGGGGGACACCGGGATCTCCGGATTCACCGAGGCCTTCTACAACTGCGGCGACACCATCAACAGCGCCGTGGTCAGCATGCTGTCTTCTGTCAGCGGCTCCATTACATCGAATATTTCTGTGGCGAGTTCCGCCATGGAGACGCTCGTGGAGTCGATGGCAAACATTGTTGATAGCAAAGTTATCGTGATCGAGGACGCGATCGAGGGGATGATGCGAAACATCGGAACCACGATCACAGCATCCTCCAACACTGTGAAAACAGCGATGGGGACTGTGGTCACAGCGGCCGCGTCCAAAATCAACACTATGAAGCCCGAGTTCGAGACCGCCGGTGAGAATGCCGGTCAGGGTTTCGTCAACGGCATCCGGTCTAAGTTCGGCGCCTCCAGTTCTGCGGGCCGCAGCCTGGGTCTGGCCGCGCTCAACGCGGCGAAGAAGGCCCTGGACAGCCATTCTCCTTCCCGGGAGTTTATCTACCTGGGCGAGAACATCGGCGAGGGTCTGGCCATTGGCGTGAACAACAGCATAGTCCCGGCCGCCCAGGCGACCTCCAACATGATTGGGGAAGTTATCGATGTCAGCAACAAGGGTATCGACGCCTGGAAGGACTGGGTCGACGAGAAGACCTATTACGACGAGCTGAGCCTGAAAGATCAGCTGGCCGGATGGGAGAATCTTCAGAAGCAGTACAAAGCCGGTTCCGAGGAGCGCAAGGAGATCGACCGTGAGGTCTATCGACTTCAAAATGAACTGGTGGCGTCCACCTATCAGGCCTCCATCGACTGGATCGAGGAGGAGAAATACTACAACCGCCTGAGCACCGAGGAGGAATTGGCCGCCTATGAGCGGATGCAGTCCCGATACATGGAAGGCAGCGAAGAGCGGATGGAGATCGACCGGAAGGTCTATACCCTTCGTAACCAGCTTATGGACGAGTCCTATCAGAACTCCATGGACTGGATCGAGAAAGAAAAGAACTACGGTCGAATGAGCCTTGCCGATGAACTGGCGGCCTATAAGCGCGTCCAGAGCCGGTATGCAGCCGGTACGGAAGAGCGCGAGGAGATGGACTTGAAGGTCTATCAGCTGGAGAAGGAGATCTATGAGGCTCAGCAGCAGTACATCGCCGATGTGCAGGAGGTTCAGGAATCCGCCAATCAGAAGCGCATTCAGCTGGAGCAGGAGTATGCCGACAAAGTCCAATCCATCAATGAGCAGCTGGAACGGGATATTCAGTCTCTGAATGACCAGTACCAGAACGCTGTGGAGTCCCGCACCAACAGCCTCTATCAGTCCTACGGCCTCTTTGACGAGGTGACGGAGAAGGAGGCGGTCAGCAGTGACACGCTGATGAAGAATCTGGAGGGGCAGGTCCAGGAGTTTGGCGAGTGGCAGGATATTCTGGGTCAGCTCTCTGCAAGGGGCGTTGACTCGGAGTTGATTTCCGAGCTCCAGGAGATGGGACCCTCCGCTATCGAGGAGATCCGGGCGCTCAACTCCATGAGCGACGATGAACTGGAGAAGTACGTGTCTCTCTGGTCCATCAAGCATGCTCAGGCCCGGGAACAGGCCGTCAGTGAGCTGGAAGGTATGCGCATCGAAACCCAGGAGCAAATCGCTCAGCTGCGCATCGATGCCGAAGTGGAACTGGAGGAGTATCGGCTTACCTGGCAGGAAGAAATGGCTCAGTTGGAGGCAGATACCAGCAGTCAGCTGGCGTCGCTCCGTCAAGAGTTTGCGGAAAACGTGGGCCTGATCAAAAAGGACACCGAGGCCGAGATGAAGGAAATGACTGCGGTTGCCACAAAGATCCTGTCCGAAGCCGGATGGACCGAAACAGGTCAACAGATTCCCGCTGGTCTTGCGCAGGGCGTTGCCATGTCGAAATCCACTTTCCTGGACGAGTTGACCAATATGGCGCTCGCCGGTGTGGAGGCAGTCAAGAGCACACTGGAGATCAACTCTCCCTCCCGGGTTTTCCGGGAGCTGGGTAACTTCACGGGCCTCGGCTTTGTGAATGGCCTTGCGGATTATGCGGAGAAATCCTATGCCGCAGGCGCTAATATGGCGGATTATGCGACGGATGGGCTCTCCAACGCCATGTCCATTGTGGCAGACCTTCTCAATGGCGACATGGATACCCAGCCTACAATTCGTCCCGTGCTTGACCTTTCTAATGTGATGCACGGCGCGGAGCACCTCGACAGTCTATTCTATCCGCAGCGGACCATTGGACTTGCCGGGCAAGCTAGTTTGGCGTTTGCCGAGTCTGGCAGAAATGGTGGAACAACGGTCAATGTGGACAACGACGATGTTGTGGAGGAGCTCCGTGCTCTGCGCAGTGAAATGGCGGAAATGACAGAGCGGATGGAGCGGATGCGGGTCGTGCTGGATACCGGTACTCTGGTCGGTGAGATGGCAGGGCCTATGGACAATGCCCTCGGACAGAGGGCGGCACGCAGAGGAAGGGGGAACTAAGCTTGTACCACTCGGTTACCTTTGGGGATAAAAACTCTTGGGACGACTGGAGGCTTGTCCCCTCCTCTCGGCCTCTCTTCAATCCTCCGGCCCAGAAGGTGACGACGCTGGATATACCCGGTGGGGATGGGGTGATCGACTTATCCCAGTCTCTCACCGGGTATCCGGTGTATCAGAACCGGACGGGCTCGATTGAGTTTATTGTGATGAACGACTTCAAGCCCTGGCACATGGCCTATTCCGACATCATGGATTACCTGCACGGGCAGAAGCTGCGTGCGGTGCTGGAGGACGACCCGGAGTATTTCTACGAAGGGCGATTCGTGGTCAACACATGGAAGTCGGAAAAGGATTGGTCGCGCATCACCATTGACTATGATGTGGGGCCCTACAAGTGGTCGCTCCTGTCCTCGACGGACGACTGGCTGTGGGACCCCTTCAACTTTCAAAATGGCGTGATTCGGCCTGCTCTGTTCAAGAACATCGCCGTGTCCACCGCCAAGAGAACCGTCAAGCTGGCCGCAGATTTGTTTGGAAGGGCTCCGGTCTGTCCTCAGTTCTTTGTGACCAGTTCGGACAAGCGGGGTGTGCACATCCGGTTCGTCAATCCCACTCTGGGGCTGGACGAGACCAAGCTGCTCACCGATGGCACCATTCAGTTCCCGGAATTTGTGTTATTCGGTAATCAGGGAGCAACCCTGGAGCTGTGGTGCGATACCGGGACCGGGACGGTGTCTGTAGATTTCAGAGTGGGGAGGTTGTGACCGATGTATAGCATTTATGCCGACGGCGTGTGCATCTACAATGATGTGTTCTCGCTGGACGATATGAAGGTCGTCAACCCAAAGCTGACCCTGGAGGACAGTGCGGCTGGCTCTCTGGAGCTAACGCTCCCCCATACCAATAAGGCCTATGGCACTATTGTCCGTATGGTCACGGAGATCTCCGTGAAAAAGCATGGAGAAGAGATTTGGTCTGGGCGTGTGCTCTCAGAAAGTAAGGACTTCTGGAACAACCGGGTGCTCTACTGCGAGGGGGAACTGGCCTATTTCAATGACTCAGTGCAGCCTCCAGCAGAGTATGCCGGCAAGTCTGTTCGGGAGTATCTGGAACAGCTGATCTCCGTTCACAATGCCAAGGTCGGTGCCAACCGGCAGTTTTCCCTTGGCGCGGTGACGGTGGTGGATGAAAACTTCCCCACCTACTACACCAACTATGAGAAGACCATGGAACTGCTCAACGCCTTGGTGGAAACCTATGGTGGTCATCTCCGGGTTCGGAAGGTGGATGGGGTGCGCTATCTGGACTATTTGGAGGATTATCCTGACACTTGCAGTCAGGTTATTCAGTTCGGGTCCAACCTCATTGACTTCACCCGCAACTGGGACTCTACTGAGTATGCCACGGCCATCGTGCCCCTGGGCAACCGGCTGGACGAGAGCCCCATTGAGGCGCTGGACGCCTATTTGACAGTGGAGAGCGTGAACAACGGGAGCCTCTATGTTCAATCGGACGAGGCGGTCAAGAACTATGGCTGGATCGTCAAGACGGTTACTTGGGACAATGTGAGCGACCCGGCGGTTCTGCTGGAGAAGGCCAAGGAGTATCTGGCTGACCTCCAGTTCGACAACCTGGAGCTGGAGCTAAGCGCCCTGGACCTGCACTATTTGGATGTGAACACCGAGGCGGTTAAGCTGCTGGACGAGATTCGGGTCATTTCCCGTCCCCACGGTTTGGACCGCCTGTTTCCGGTGACCAAGCTGGAGATTCCATTGGACCATCCGGAGAACACCCAGTTCAAAATGGGGGATTCCGTACAGGTCAGTCTCACCAGCGTCAACAACCAGACCAACGCTGCGGTGCTGGAGAAGATCGACAATCTTCCCAAGGCCCACTCCATTCTCAAGGAGGCCCAGGAGAATGCCACTGAGATCATGAACATGGCCACCACGGGCTACATCACCATCACCCGGGATGAATACGGCTCAGACACCCTGTATATTTCCAACGTCCGGGACTACACCAAGGCCGACAAGCTCTGGAAGTGGAACATGAACGGTTTGGGGTACTCCAATGATGGCGGAAAGACCTACGGACTGGCCATCACCATGGATGGCGCCATTGTGGCGGACTACATCACGGCTGGCGTGCTCAACGGCAATGTGCTCCGGGTGGGCGTCATCCGGGACTACAACTCCAATGTGATATTGGACTTGGATGCCGGAACGCTAACCATGAAGAAGGGTTCCATCGACATCGGCAACGGCAATTTCACCGTGGACGAGCAGGGCAACCTCTACGCCCGGCGGGGCACCTTTGCGGGCACCCTGTCCGGCGCCAATGGAACCTTTGGCGGTCAGCTGGTGGCGGCCACCGGAGATTTCAAGGGCGTGGTGCAGGCCGAGGACTTCCTGGACCGTTATGGCAACAGTATGATGAATGGCACGAAGTTCGCCTCGGACTATCTGGATCTCTATGGCATCACCATCACCAACCGAAGCACCGGGGAGATCACCTTCGCGGTCAGTTCCACAGGCCGCATTACCATCAACGGCCAAATCAGCATGGGCGCTGGGAGTGTGATTGACTGGTCCAGCGTAAGCAATACCAACCTGGCCTATAATCCGGCCTACTCCATGGCAAACGACGCCTACAATTTGGCGGACGATGCAATGTGGGAGGCGGAGACGGCCTATGACCGGGCGGACCGGGCTTATAAGCTGGCCGATTCTATTGAGATGCCAAGCTATATTCGGTCTACTTATATTGGCCCTACGGAAATTCGTTCTCCTGTTATTCAGGGTGGGCAGTTCTATGGTGAGGAGTTCAACATCATCGCTGGAAGCGATTATGGAAGTTTTAATCTATATGGCCCATATGGGGACCGTCGATTTCACATGCTGACCATCGAGTATTACGAGGGCGATGCCCCCTATATTGACATTTACAGTCCTTGTGGAGGCTATATCACCATTGGCCGGAGAAACACCGGCGGTGTTGTGTATTTCGAGGGATATGTGGATTTTAGTGGAGCGACCGTCCAAGGTCTCGATTTAGGAACAGGAGAATGACATGCCATGAAGAAAACATTGAAAAACTCAGAGGTATTTGAGCGGCTCCATTCGCTCAAGCCCTTGCTTTCCCGGCGGGATAAGATTGGCTACATCGCCGCCCGGAACTACCGCTTTCTCTCCAACTCCCTTGTGGAGTACGAGGCTATTCGCCGGAGCCTGATTGAGAAATATGGCGAAGAGGGCAAGGACGAGCATGGAGCGCCGAACTACATCCTCAAAATGGATTCCCCCAACTTCAAGCAGTTCTGTGACGAGCTGGCCCCGTTCAATGAGATGGAGCATGAGGTGGAGCTGATGACGGCGAAGTATGATGAAGCTGCCGGGAACCTGTCTGGAGAGGAAATTTTGGCCATCGACTGGATGCTGGAGGATTAGGAAGGGGTGAGTTGATTTGGCCGATATCAGCAGTTATCTAAAGAAAATTCTGGAGGCGATTTATGGCGAGGAGGTGCGCGGTTCCATCCACGACGCCCTGGCTGCCATGAATCAGGAGTCCTCCAACGCCATGGAGTTTGCGGCTACGGCCAAGGACTCTGCCGCCGCCTCTGCCGAGAAAGCCAAGACGGAGGCGGACACCGCCACTAAAAAGGCGTCTGAGGCTCTGGATTCCGCCGGGAAGGCCGCTCTTTCTGAGTCTGCCGCAAAGGCATCTGAAACCCTGGCAAAGCAGTATTCCGATGACGCCATCGGTGCGGCCAACCGGGCCAAGGAGTCGGAGACCAATGCGGCCAACTCGGAGGCGGTCGCCCTTCAGGAGTCCCGTGAGGCGGAGGACGCCAAGAATGCCGCCGCACTCAGCGCGGCTGAGGCCAAGGCCGCCGAGGAACGGGTCAAGACCGTTAAGACCGAGGTGGAGACCCTGGGGGCTCAGGCCACGACGGACGCCAAGACAGCTCAGGCTGCCAAGGAGGCCGCTGAAAAAGCCAAGGCCGCAGCCAAACTTAGTGAGACCAACGCCAAAGATTCCGAGACCTCCGCACTGGAGTCCAAGACTGCCGCCGAAACGGCGAAGGACGAGGCCCTGGCCGCCAAGGAGAGCGCCGAAGAGGATGCCCTTGCTACCGCTCAGGACAAGGAGGATGCCGAGAATGCTAAGACTGCCGCGGAACAGGCGAAGACCGCTGCGGAGGAGAGCGCCTCCGATGCCGCCGACAGCGCTGCCAAAGCGGAGCAGTACAGCGGAAAGCCGCCCATGCCTCAAAATGGAACCTGGTGGATCTGGAACGCTGACACCGGCGAGTATTACGACAGTCACATCAGCTGCGAACTACCGGGCCCCACTGGTGTCGGCATTGACGATATTCAGCTGACAAGCGGCGACCACTCTCCGGGCACCACGGATATCTACACCGTGCTGCTGACAGACGGGTCCTCTTACAACATCTCGGTCTACAACGGTCTGAACGGTACTGGCGCCGGCGATGTGCTGGGCATCTCCTTTGATTTGGTCATTCCGGCGTCCGGATGGAAAGACGGGAGCATCACCATAGCTGACAGCAGGCTCCTGGCCCTTGCGACACACAAATATTTTCTCAGTGCAGATGAAGCCTGTAAGGAGGAGTTCATCGACTGCAATGTGCAGCCGAAGGACATCACCGCGACAGGCTTTATTACTTTTACCAATGAGAGCGACCCCGCCATGGATTTGACGGTCAATCTCATTCGATTTGAGCTGTCCGGGAACGGGGCTATTCAGTGAGGAGGTGTAACCTATGGAAATTGCAGTGAAAGAAACCTACGCCCACATGCTCAAGGACGAAAGCCTGGTGCAGAACTCTGAAAAGATCTACATTGTGGAATTCATCTTTGACCAGAGCTGGGATGGGTACATCAAGACAGCCGTTTTTAAGGCCGGAAGCGTGGAACTTTCCGTACCGCTGACCGACGATCGCTGTATCATTCCTGCCGAGTGTCTGAAACAGGCGGGAGTCAATCTTCATGTCGGCGTGAACGGTGTAAAAGGTGAGGAGCAGAAGGACACCATTTGGTGCCTGACCAGCCGCATCATGTATGCTGTCGACGCGACCCAGCTGATTCCGCCCTCCTATTCCGGAGGAGATATTCGGGCCCAGATTCTGGAGGTCATCCGGGAAAACACGGCTACGGACGAAGAGGCTCAGGAGGCTATCAACGACGCATTCGAGTCTGAATGGACGCCGCCTGATGACCCTGACGATCCGGAGAACCCGGATAATACCGCCACCGACGAAGAGGTGGAGGACATTCTGGATGCTGTTTTCGGCGACGAGCCGTAAACAAATATTTTTAAGGGGGACATATTTATGTCTAAGCATACCACTCTTGACCAGCTGAAAATGCTGGCCCAGCGCACCAAGGCTGAGATCGACCAGGTCGAATCCAAGTCTCTGGTGGGCATCAAGGTCAACGGCACAGCGCTGTCCATCGCCGACAAGATGGTGGACATCCTGATCGCCACCGGCACTGCTAACGGCACTGTTGCCGTCAACGGTGTTGATGTGGCGGTGAAGGGGCTTGCCGCTCTGGCCTACAAGGCTCAGGTGTCTGAGGCTGATCTGGACGCCGCTCTGAAGGCGGTTCTGGACGCCAAGGCCTCCGGCGCTGATCTGGCTACTCTGATCGGCACCGACACCGGTAAGAGCGCCCGTACCATTGCCAATGAGGAACTGGCTGCGCAGCTGATTCCCGAGAGCGCCAAGGATTCCCTGGATACCCTGATTGAGATCGCCCAGTGGATTCAGGATCACCCCGATGACGCCTCTGCGATGAATTCTGCCATCAGCAAGCTCCAGGCCATTGCCGCGGGCATCGGCGGTGAGAGCGACACCTACGCCACTGTGATTGCCGCCATTGACGGCAAGATCGCGGCGGCCCTGACGGACATCTCTGAGGGCGCCACCAAGGTCGAGGCCTCCGAGACCAACGGCAACATCAAGATCAACGGTGAGGAGACCACGGTCTACACTCACCCCACCACCTCTGCTGTTGCCGCCGGCTTTAAGAAGGTCGGCAACGATGACAAGGGTCACGTGGTGCTGGGCGCCGATGTGACCAAGCAGGACATTGTGGCTCTGGGTATTCCTGCTCAGGACACCACCTACTCTAATGTGGTAGCTGGCGGCGCCTCCGGCCTGATGTCCGGCGCGGACAAGACCAAGCTGGATGGCATCGAGGTCGCCACCGATCCCGAAGTAGAGAGTATGCTGGACGAGGTCTTTGGGGCCTCTGATGAAGAGACCACCTAAGAAAGCCTGAGAAGGGGGATGGGGATGTCCTGTCCCCCTTCTACTTTTTCCCGAAAGGAGCTCTCATATGGCAGAGAAAAAACTCACCACCATGGAGCAGCTGCGGGCACTGGCAGAAAAGGGGAAACTCGACACCTTAACCCGCATTGACGCGCTTTTGGAGGTCATCACCCCTCTGCTGGAAAGCGCGCAGCATACCGGTATCACCGTTACTCTGCCGGCCGAGAACTGGAGCGGCAGAGCTCAGACTGTGCAGGACGAGTCCCTCTTAGCCGACAGCAAGTATTGGTACATTGTATGTGCTGATGCGGACTGCTTTATGGCGGCAAGCGAAACCGGCGTAAAAGCCGATAATATCACGGTTGACGGTCAGATCACATTCCACTGCGAGGTGACTCCGGTGGAGGATCTGACTCTTTATATTTTGCGACTGGAGGTCGAGCAGAACAATGAGTAACGCTAACGTTGGCAAGGTTTTCAACATGACCGGCGGCAACGGGGGCGGCGGTACTCTGAAACTGGAGACCCTTACCATCACCAAACAGCCCAACAAGACGGTCTACAAATCCGGGGAATCCTTTGATCCCACGGGCATGATCGTTACCGCGGGCTATGGGTATGGGCTCACTTCGGATGTGACCGGCTATTCCGTGTCGCCTCAGATTCTGACAGACGGCGTGACAGAGGTCACCATTACCTACACCGAGGGGCGCGTCACCAAGACGGCGATGGTCTCGGTTACGGTGGAAAAGGTGCTGGTATCCATCGCCGTTACCACCAATCCCTCCAAAATGGCGTACAACTACCTGGAGTCATTCGATCCGGCCGGCATGGTAGTCACCGCCACCTATTCGGATGAATCTACCGAGGAGGTCTCTGGCTACACCTATCCCGAGACTGCGTTCTCCACGCTGGGGCAACAGGCAGTGGAACTCAGTTATGCTTATGAGGGCGTGACCAAAACCACGAGCCTGAATGTGACGGTCAACCCCATCGAGGTGGCCGTCCCCGTTCAAAATGGAATGCCCGTCTACGACGGAACCGCCAAAACGCCTTCCTGGACCGGGTATGACTCGGTGAAGATGACCATGTCCGGGGAGACCAATGGCGTCAATGCGGGGACTTATACGGCCAAGTTCGTTCTGGGCTATGGCTATGTATTCCCCGGTAACCAGGACGAGGCCGAGGTTGAGTGGACCATCGACCGGGCGACTATTGCCTCTTTGCCCTCTCAGAGCAATGTGCTGGCGGCCAACGGTACGCCCCAGACTCCGACCTGGGACGGTTATGATGTTACCCAGCTGACCATCGGCGGGGACCGGTTCGGTACAGACGCCGGCAACTATACGGCCACCTTTACCCCCACGGCCAACTACAAGTGGTGGGATGGCTCCACAGAGGCCAAGGAGGTCACCTGGACCATTACCAGTGTCATCGTGTCTATTCCGGTGCAGTCGGGTTCTCTCACTTATACGGGAGCGCCCCAGACGCCGGAGTGGGACAACTTTGATCAGGAGAATTCCTCGGTGTCGGTGACGCCCCAGACCAATGCGGGCACCCACTCTGCTACCTTCACCCTGTTGACTGGTATGTGGTCGGACGGCACCACCGGGAAGAAGACAGTAAACTGGACCATCGGCCGGGCGTCTATTCCTGCTGTTCCGCAGCAGAGCGGTTCGCTGAAGTATGACGGGAACCCCAAGACCCCGTCCTGGGATACCAATTACGACAGCAACAAGATGACCGTTTCGGTGGAGGCGCAGATCAACGCTGGAACCGGCTACACCGCGTCCTTTACGCCGGACTCCAACCACCAGTGGTGGGACGGCTCTGTGGGCGCCAAGACCGCAACCTGGACTATCGGCAAGGGCGACCAGGTGGTGTCTGTTAGCCCGCAAAGCGTAACGCTGAACACCAGCGCCAGAAGCGCCAAGTTCACGGTGACCCGCAAGGGAGACGGCGTCATTTCAGCTACTTCTGGCAACCCCAGTGTCGCTACCATCGGCGGGATCAACCAGCAAACTGGTGAAGTGACGGTGAACAGTGTCAATGATACCACCGGCACAGCGGTCATCACGGTAAAAGTGGCCGCAGGAACCAACTATCTGGCCGGGGCCAATAAAGAGGTCCAGGTCAACGCCCAGTTCGTGACCATCTATGGCGTGGAATGGGACTGGACTTCCGGCGGCTCCACGAAAGGCACTCGTACGGATGGTGCAGCCGGATTTAGCGATCCCAACCCGGCGGTGAACAATGGCTCCGGTTCCTCCCCCTTTGACAATCTCTATCCGTGGAGCGGCATGGTGAAGGAGACCCGAACCGGCGGCGTGATGGTCAAGGAGCCCAAGTATTGGTACAAGTGGACCAAGACCGGGAAGAAGCTAAAGCTCCAGATTGCGGACGGCCCTGTTGAGGGGTTCCATGTAGACCCGGTGAATATGGACCGAGGCGACGGTCTGGGAGAGCTGGACTTCTCCTACATCGGCCGGTATCACTGCGCCTCTGGCACCTACAAGTCGGAGACCAACAAGGCCCAGCAGGTGAACATTACCCGAAGTGGAGCTCGGTCAAGTATCCACAATCTTGGCGCAAACATCTGGCAGATGGACTTCGCCCAGATGTGGTATGTAGGAATGCTGTTCCTGGTGGAGTTTGCGGATTGGAATGGTCAGACCGCAATCGGTTATGGCTGTTCGCAGAGTGGTTCCAAGCAGAACAATGGCCGGACGGACTCCATGCGGTACCATACGGGTACTACGGCGGCCAACCGGACAACCTACGGCTTTACCCAGTACCGGAACATCGAGGGCTGGTGGGATAACGTCTTTGATTGGATGGATGGTTGCTACTACAACAGCAACGGCCTGAACGTCATCAAGAACCCTGCCCAGTTCAGCGACAGTGCCAATGGTGTTCTAGTGGGCAAGCCGGCAGGCAGCGGCTATCCGTCCGACCTTGCCATTCCTACGCAAGATGGTATGGAGTGGGCTCTGTATCCGAGCGCTGTCAATGGCAGTCAGACAACATATGTCCCGGATTACTGGAATTTCAGCGGTAGTGACCCGTGCCTGAGCCATGGCGGTTACTATAACCAGTACCTGAATTATGGGCCGTTCTACGTGGACTACGACAGCGCGTCGAACCAGTACTCCTACATCGGCTGTCGCCTCCAGGAACGTCCGCCGAAGGCGGCGTGACCACTCCCCTGTGGAGGAGGGGGTTTGGGGTGAGGGGCCCGCAGGCCCTTCCCCCAAGCTCCGCCTTATGAAAATTCAAAATGGAGCATTTTCGCTCTAACAAACCGCTTTTCCTTTGGTAAGGGGAAAGCGCGGGGTCAACTTTGCAGCAGACGATGTCCCGGATAACTGGAATTTCAACGGTAGTAACCCGTGCCTGCACCATGGCGGTAACTATAACCAGAACCTGAATTATGGGCCGTTCTACGTGAACTACAACAGCACGTCGAACCAGAACTCCAACATCGGCTGTCGCATCCTTGCTAAGCCATAGGCTAACCCTCCATTTGGTAGTCAGGGTTCCTCACCCTTTCTATTACGCATCGTTGACCGCGCAGCACTTGCTGAAGATAAGCCGTCAGGACACAGCTTAGTACACTTCGGGCCAAGTCTCGCCTTGGAACCACCCGCGGCGATGGAACAGTTGTGAGGCTACAAGGAGGAAAAATATCCCTGATGAAACGAGTTAGAATTTACCAACAAATCATCTCCGATGAAAACCTGCGCCTGGCTATCCAGGAAGTCAATCGCGGTCACCGGAGAAACGGCGACCACAGCTTGAACAAGAAAGTCCTGGAAATCGAGGCGCATGTGGATGAATATGTGGTGAAACTCCGCAAGTTCATCGAGGACCTGGTGACCGGGGACGAGCATATGCACAAACCACTGCAACGGCGGAAGTGGGACCGGAATGCGGACAGCGGCAAGGGGAAATGGCGAGAGATCAACGAACCGCTGCTTTGGCCGGACCAGTATGTCCACCATGCGGTGGTGCAGCCCATGATTCCGCACATCAAGCGGAGCATGGACAAGTATTGTATCGCAAGCGTCCCTGGGCGGGGCAACTCCTACGGCGTGAAGGCGCTGAAAAACTGGATGAAGAACGATCCAGTGGGCACTCAATACTGCGTGGAGTGTGATATTCACCACTGCTTTGTAGAGGTGGACCCGCCCTATGTCATCAACGCACTGAAACGGCTGTTCAAAGACCGGGAAACCCTATGGCTCTGCGACGCCCTGATGGAGTACGGCGTGTTGATCGGCGCGTTCTTCTCCTCCTGGTTCCTTCATCTGCTGCTACAACCTCTGGACCTGATGGTCCATCAAAAGCAATATGGCGTGAGCCACTACCTGCGACAGATGGACAACTTCACCATTTTCGGCTCCAATAAGCGGAAGCTGAGAAAGCTGCTGGAGGACATCAAGGCTTGGCTGGGCGAGATCGGCATGAAGCTGAAGGATAACTGGCAGATCTTCCGGGTGGGCTTTACGCCGAGAGTAGCAAAGGCTCACGAAGGGTTATCGGAGAAGAAACAGCGGCACCGCAGGCCGAGGATTCCGTCTGCGTTGGGCTACCGTTTCGGGCATGGATATACAATCCTCCGAAAGCACAACCTGTTCCGACTCAAACAGGCGCTGCACATTTATTACCATCGAAGGGACCACAATCGGGTCATCTCATTCAAGAGGGCCTCCGGGCTTATCTCCCGATTGGGTCAACTTCGTAAATGCAATAGTCAACGGATATTAAAGCGGTATTACCAACCGAAAACAATGTTCGATCTGAAGAAAGTCGTCAGAAGAGAATGCCGGCGACTTCAGAAATTATATCCGCCTTATCAGGCGGCATGAAAGGAGTGGCACTATGAAAGTTCAGGGGATGGTCAATCCGGGCAGTTTTACGGTAGAGCAGATCCCGGGGACCAAGCGGAGCCTTGTGCGGCTCTTCCAGAATGTGACGCCCGTTGAGACGGAGGAGTTCACTGGATTCGAGTATGACGAATACCATGTGGAGGTCGAAACCTGGGACGGTGTGGCCAAGAATGTTCAGGACAATTACGAGGAGTTCCTGCAAAAGGGCAAAGACAACGAGATTGACCGGAGCAACAGCGCGCTGTATCGGGCGCAGGTGGACACCGACGCGATGAATGTGGACCAGGAATTTCGTCTGACCCTGCTGGAGCTGGGACTGACGGATCTGGATATTTAAGACAAGGGAGGATCTTATCATGTTGTATCGGACTTTGAAGCGGATGATCGAGCGAGGCCAGACTGCCGGACTGGAGGAGAAGATTGATATTTTCTTCGCTGTGGGCAAGGTCACGGAGAGCGAATACCAGGAGCTGATCGGGATGCTGAATGCCGGCGGTACTACCGTCTGATTCCATCCGATTTATCCTTAGTGACAAAGGGGAAATCTAATGGATGAATTTCTGGAAGTTTTCGGAGACTTGAAAGTGGCCACAGTCATCACGGTGCTTGTGGCCATTTTCTTTATCTGGAAACTGTATAAAACGGCCCGCAAACAGCTGATCGAGAAGTACAAGAAGGAAGAAGCCAAAGAAAAGCAAGTGCAGGAGATTATCGACCAGGCGGCCAATTACCCCAAATGGCACCAGCAGAGTCTTGATATTCAGCAGAAGTTCTCCGATGCGATTGCAGCGATTGAGGCGTCCCAGCACAATAATCTGGAGCTCTTGAATCATCTCGGACGAATGCTTGCGGAAAACGAGGCCACCACCTGCCGGTATCGGATCTTGCGGTTCAATGACGAGATCCTGCACGACCAAAGGCACACCAAGGAGCATTTCGATCAAATTCTGGATGATGTGACCCGGTACGAAAAGTTCTGTAAGGATCACCCGGAATATGAGAACAACAAAGCCATTTTGGCCATCGAGAACATCAAGCGCGTCTACAAGAAATGCACGGATGAAAGCACTTTCTTGTGATGGGCAGAGATGCTGTTGTATTGCACTCTTTGGTGAGCATTTGGCTTGGTCCATAAGCAGTCGTAAAGAGCGGAAAAAGGTGTAGGAGAGTCGGTTATTTCTTGACTACTCCTACACCTTGACCGTTTGAGCCTTGGAATTGCTGGGTTTTGAGTTTTCAGAATAGAAACTTATTACACAATTACCCGCTTTTAAGTGCGTCTAATCGCTGTTATTTCAATGGTTTTCAGAGCGGTTAGAAGTGGATAAAAGTGTGGAAATGTAGATAACTCATACATTGTTTCTATATTACTTCTATACCTTCATTTCTACATTCAAGCCCAGGCACCAAAATATAGGAATATGAGTGTAGGAATGTCATTTGAGAGGGAATAGTATTTAGTCGGAAAGGAACCGCCCCTGGCTGCGAATAACAGTCAAGGGCGGCTTTGTGTTGTCTTCGGTTAATGATTTGATTGCGGTTTCTTGGATTGCGTAGTCACGGCAAATTGTCGCGGAATCAGCAATACGCCAAGTCTCAGCGGGGTGAGCATATCCGCACAAATGATTGCCTAGACTTCCCCTTTCCGACTAAATAGTGTTCCCTCGAAAGGGCGCGTTTGCTGCATCCCCTATTTTATTTTCTCAATCTCCTCCCGGAGCCAGGCAAACTCCCGGCGGGTGTAGACCTTCTCGGTGATGTCGGAGATCTTGTGGCCCACCATATATTTGATGGCGTACTCGTCCACGCCATAGCGTTTGGCCATCGTGACAAAGTGGGTACGGCCGTCATGTGGGCGGTGATTGGGGTTCAATTTCAACTCGTCCCGGATACGCTCGAAGGCTTTCTGATACCGGGCATAGGTCAGCTTGATGTTCTTCTTGTTGCGGTTATTGGGGTCTGTCCAGTTGAGTAGATAGGGACTTCCAAGGGCCTCCGCCTCCTGATATTTTCGGAGCACCAGGTCTTGAATGCGGGAGTGGATGGGGACGACACGGTTCTCTCCGGCGTCCGTCTTCATGCCACCCCGGAAGGTCCAGTTTTCCAAGTCAACATCTTTCAGTTCCAGTAAACCAAGCTCCTGAGGGCGCCAACCAGAGTAGCATTGAATAAGCATAATGTCGATGCCCTGCTTGCTGCTAATATTTGTCCAAAGCAAGTCCATCTCTTCGTCGGTGAAGGCGATGTGCTCCTTTTTCACTGACTGGATCTCTTTGACCGTCTCCTCGGTGAGATTGAAGGTACGGGAGTAATTCCGGTCTACCAATTCGTACTCCAAAGCGTAGTCCAGCATCATGTTAAACAAGGACTTGATTTGATTCTTCATGGTGGCGCTGGGGTGCTGCTCTTTGCCGCGGATGACGGCAACGCCTTCCTCCATGCAGCCCTTCACATGCCGGGCCCGAATGTCCATAACCCGCATTTTATAGACTCCCGAACAGTAGGCCCAGGCCGAGGTGACGGACTTAGTGCTCTTCACCGTCTTCTCATATTCCCGGAGCCATTTGTCGTAGAGCTCCTGCATGGTGATGGACGGCTCCAGGTCGTAGGGGTTCTTGTTATATTCCACCAGGGCGGCATAGGCATCGTTATAGGTGGCGAAGTAGGACTCCGGTTTCAGAGGCTTACAAATAGGTTTTCCATCTGGTGTTTTTCCTACTGTCACCATTGCCCGAAATGGGTTTCTTAAATTACGATTTTTGATCTCGCTGATCTGACCAAAGCCGTTCGGCAACCGCCGTCGCTTATTGGATTTGCGAGGTCTTTTCTGTTTTTCAAAGGGTTTTAGCGGGTAGCCGCAATGAGGACATGCATTTGCTTTATCGCTCACCGGCAATTCACATTCTGGGCATTGTATCAGCATGAGGAGTCCTCCATTCATATTCGGTTTTCGCATCTTTTGCCAGTCCTTTTATGGAAACATATATTTGAAAGGAGATTTGGCAATGTTGAACAATGTAAGAGAGCGGATGCAAAGCTATAAAAAGCATATTAAGACAGGTATGCTGATTAACGGAGTCTGTGTGGTCGCTGTGATCTCATATCGGCTCGGAGCTCAGCATGGTGTCGATGTGTTCGATACCTGGCTTTCGCACGCATCTCCCGACTTGCACAAACAGGTCGATGCTCTATACAAACAGTGTATGTGACCGAAGAGAACGAGCCCTGGTTAGGGCTCTTCTTTTTTTTTTGCCCCTTGCACCGCCCGTCCTAATCATATATGATAGTGTATGAATTGTCAAGTATATTCCTACACAATATTTTTTAATTTAGATTAGAGGGCGGCCTATGGTGATGCAGGACCAATCCACCTGCCCAAAGTGTGGCGGGGAACTGAAATACTATGACAGCGTGCCAAGGATTGTACGGACGAAGGGGCGGGAGACAACCAGAGTACCCATGCGTCGATTTCGGTGCGCCCACTGCGGGGCAGTTCATCGAGAGTTGCCGGAACTCCTGTTCCCCTACAAACAGTATGAGGCGGAGGTTATCATCGGCGTACTGGAGGGGCTTATTACCTGTGAAACACTGGGGTTTGAAGACTTCCCCTGTGAGATGACTATGCTGCGGTGGCTTTCGCAGAAAGCACAGCTCCTTTTATGGAGGTATCCATAAGCGAAAGGAGTTTTGTAACCATGAAATTGATACCTGTTGACGCAATACCGAAAGTGAGCGGTTATCACAAGCTACAAGAGCTGATTGAGGAATTTGTAAACGGCGACGCTAAAATCGTAAAGGTGGATTTTGGTGAGGACGACTACAAATCCCCGACGGTCTGCCGGTCTTGTCTGGCAGCGGCCATCAAGCGGTCAAAGCGTTCGGTCAAGGTATGGAGGCGTGGAAATGAAGTGTTTCTGAGCAAGGATATTTGACAAAGGATTGAGCCGCCTTTACAGCGGCTCTTTCTTTTGTTCCAGCTGTTATATTTCTAACTTAGATTAGACCGGCCTATCCTAAGCTAGAAATCAAAGGACTTGGAACCATTCGCAGATTTTGCAAATTCCTTTATGGAGAAGAAGATGGATAGATGCTGGTGAAAATCCAGCGGTGAGACACGAAGGCGTGCCGCCAAGTAATAACTTAATAAAAGATGGCACCCACCGGGCAACGGTTTTCGTTGGGCACGACCCTGAAGTCATTTCCTTCTCTTTTACTTTTCGCAATTCTGACAGGGACCTTTATGGAGGTGATAGTTTTGAATACCAGGAAAATTCTGAGCACGATCGGAACGTTCGCGATTGTGAGCGCGGTATCAACAGCGGGCGCTGCTCTGTGGACGAATGTTCTGGACAGGAAATTTCAGATGGTCAAAATCAAACTGGCACATCCGAAGTCAGACAAAATTATATTCGTCGACTTCAAGAAAGCAAAGAGGGGTCTGGGCCGCTAACACAGCGGCTCTTCCCTTTCCGCACGAACAGCATTGCCTATTATGGAGACCAAAAACTTTAGAGAGGTGACCAGTATGAACAAGCAGAAATGGACCGAGAAACCTATCACCTGGGGCGGATACCTCAAATTCTGCGGCGTATTTACGGTAATCAGCACAATCATTAGTGCTGTCTGCTGCATCGCCCTGTTTGAGCCGGCCTGGTGGATCGGATTTCGGAAGACAGTGTCGAAGCTGTTCAATGGTTGGGCTCGTCGAAGGGGCCGTTTCTAAGAGAAAAGGGGTCGCTTTCCGGCGGCCTCTTTCTTTTTATTTCCACCGAGGTTGTTTTCACAAAAAGCAGTTCCTTCCTTAGAATAGCCGTTGAAAGGAGGTAAATGCCGATGAATGAGCAGGAGTTTCATCCCGGGTCTGTTCCTGTCGCTGTGGTTGCCCGTATCTATGGAAAAGACGCATCTTGGGTCAGAGCTGGTATTGTGTCCGGTTGGCTGCCTATTGGCAAGGCTACCCGCAATGGCAATCTGGTGACCAGCATCGAGGAGATGGATTCCCGGTACGGACGGATCAATTTCTACATCTCCCCGAAACGGCTATATGAGGAAACCGGATACTTTTGGAGAGGAGAGCGACGATGATGGCCAATGATATTCGTCCAGAGGTTTCTCAAAAGAACCCTTATTGGATCGGCAAGCATCGCTATTACGAGCTGAAGCACTTCTGCCTGCAATACCCTATCTGGAAGAAGGCTTACTTGTCTTTGGATGCCTTGAGCAGACGACCGGCCGACCTTCAGGTTTTTGTCAAGAGCGGTCAGATGAAGGGCGACCCAACAGAGCGTTGCGCACAGTCCAGGCTCTTCTTTGCGGACCGTATGGAGATGGTGGAGCAGGCGGCTATTGGAGCAGACCCGGAGCTTTACCAATACCTGATACGAGGTGTGACCGAGGGGCTCTCCTATGACGCGCTAAAGATGAAGTATGATATTCCGTGCTGCCGGGACGTCTATTACGCCGTATACAGACGGTTCTTCTGGCTGCTGAGCAAGAGGAGGGATTGAGTTTGAGAGTTGTGGATGTGGCGGTACGGCAATGCTATCGGTTCAACTGCCCGAACTGCGGGAGCAAGCTGGAGGCCGATTGCGACGAGCTGGTGGGCATCGGCGGAAAGACGAGTCAGTTCTGGTGCCCTGTCTGCCGAAAGGATCGGTATGTCCCTTGGAGTGCTCTGAGGAAACGGACGGTCTATGAGGATAAATCCGCAGAATAGGCAGACACCTTTATGGAGGTGATACCATGAGCACTGTTTTGAAACAATTAGAGCATGTCTGCCCGGAGGAAACCGAATACATAGAGTTAGCGAGGTTTATCGTCGAGCATTATAACGGAAAACATCCCGGAGCTGTGATTCACGGTTTGTATTGGGGCGGAATCACGAGCCTGGAGGATCTTCGTAATGCAGATTTGGAGAAACTTCGCAGCTGTCGAAGATTCGGAGAGAAACGAATGGCAGAGATCATCAGGATGCAAAACATTCTCAAGACCTAAATGGATTGAGCCTGTGGAAACGCGGGCTCTTTCTTTTATATTTTACGCGGAAACAGCAGTGGCTATTATGGAGGTGACACCATTATGACTTACAAGCAAATCGAGGCAAGCCGAGAGCTGCGGCTTTGGATTGGACAGGTGATCGTGCCCGCCGTTACGATGGCGGTTGCGCTCGCATCCATTCCGGAGGTCAGAAATACGGCATCAAGAAAGCTGGAAGAGTTAAAGTGGAAATTCAAATCCAGGGGCAAGGGCTGAGCAGGCCCTTTGCTTTTATATTTTTCCATACGCAGCCGACCGGAATCAGTGTTATAGTAATACCCTGAAAAATTCCCGGGAGGAAAATTCCAAAAAAAAAAAACAATTCAAGGAGGTCATCGTTTTGGAGATCGTAATTGTTGCCATTGGCGCCATGATAATCGGCATCGCAATCGGGTTCAGTTTTGGAAAGGCCAAATATCATCAGTGGCCCATCGGCGATTTGAGGGTTGACCAGTCCGATCCGGATACTCCCCCTCATTTATTTTTGGAGCTGGATACAAACGTACCTACAGTAATGACAAAAAAGTACGTTGTGTTCCGGGTCAAGGTGGAGGACTTCATCCCGCACGAATAACACCGGCTATTATGGAGCCAACTTAAATTTTGAAAGGAGAAAAAGCACATGGCAGAGATCAAAACTTTGTTGGACGATGTGATCGAAACGGAGATCTCGAATTTGAAGACCTTGCCCATCGAGGACGAACGGAGAGGCGACGCGATTCGGGATCTGGTGTCGTTGCATAAGCTCCGCATCGAGGAGATCAAGGCTCAGGCTGACGTGGAGGAGAAATCCGAACGGCGGGAAATGGACAGCAGGCAGCGCAAGGAGGAGCTTGCCGCCAAGAATGCTGACCGGGCCCGTGAGGAGGTGGCTCAGGCGCGTCAACTCCGGGAGCAGAAGATCGACCGGTATGTGCGGACAGGTGTTGCGGCCGCGGAATTGATATTGCCGTTGGTGTTCTACGGAATCTGGATGAAACGGGGATTCAAATTTGAGGAATCCGGCGTATACTCGTCCACAACATTCAGGAATCTGTTCAGCCGCTTTAAGCCGGCAAAGTAACGGAGAGGCTCAAAAAAAATGAAGAGGCCGTGCAGGCAGCACAGTCTCTTCGTTTTATCACGATAATGGACTCAGTCGTACCATCCCGATTCCATATCTTCTGCAAGCTCTTCACCGACGCCTTGGTCGGCGCTTATTTCAAGCATGGCGCATTCGACGCAGACTTCTTCATCCTCGGTGTAATAATAGTTTTCATAGACATCTTCACCGTATATGCGGTTGATTTTATTCTTTACATAGTCCGGGTCAAAATCTTCTCCGCAGCGTGGACAAGTTTTCATGGACTTCGACCTCCTCATATTTTACCAAATCATAGCATGCCGGCGCCAAATTTACAAGGCGCTTTATGAGGAAGAGAGCGCTCTTTACCTCAAAATAGCCGGAGCCGAAAGGCATCGGACTACTTAGGAGGTAATGCAAATGCGTAAGAAGGGCAAAAAGGTCATTATTCCGGAGGGAGCCGAACTGATGGACTATCTGAACCGGGGGTTCGCGATCTGCAACAAATGTGGAGCAGTGATGGACCGGAGAGAAGATCCAAGAGGCGGTTGTGATATTTACGTCTGCCCGTCCTGTGGATGGGAAATTGATGAAATGGAGTACGAGTATGAAAGCGGAGATCCGATGGAGCTCGTACAAGACGAAAGAGGCGACGACTACCTGATCTTCAGGGACGATATGCCGCCCGCCGGTTGCAGAGCCTGCGGAGGACCTTACCCCTATTGCAAGGCGTCGTGCAAAATGTTCGACGACTGAGCATTATCAACGCGGAGGAGAAGTCCTGTAACAAGGGCTTTTCCTCTTTATATTTGGAGGCAAGCATGCGCTACCATTTCGAGAAACCGCCGATTTATCTGTCTATGTATGGACAGTGTTATATTTGCGACCACCCGGTCTACAACTCCTGCACCCTGTTCCTGGAGGAATCGCGGGGCTTGGCAGTTATTCAGCAGCGATTCGACCCGGAGGCAAAGGCCACTTATTGGACAGAGATAGACGATTGGCTCACCGACCCATTATATTTGCACCCTGGGTTCCGGGCGTTCTTTGACAGTAGGGCGGCAGAGGGTACGGACGGCCTCTACCCCACCGTGACCATCCGCCAGATCATGTGGGCGCTGAAGATGAAACCCATCCCCAAACATCCATGGGAGACGGTCTTTGACCATTCGCCGATTTGACAACTTCCTTTATGGAAAACCAACTAATTTTTGAAGGGAGTTGCGGTTTATGGAGACATTAAAGAATAAACTGTGCGCGATTGGATTGTTGGCCTGCGGGAGCGTACCGGCTCTTGTGGTAAACGATGCGACGGCGCTGGTGGTCATCGGAATGATTGCCGTTCCGCTGTTCTTTGCAAAGGAGAATTGGGTTTACTGAGGGATTGGGCCCAGACAAGGGCTCTTTCCTTTTTATATTTGCGCTCATTTCGCAGGTTCTATTACGGAGAACGATGCTCATGAAAGGAGATAAAGGGGCATGGACGAAATGAGACTTGAATCAAAATTTACGACTATGATCGCATCGAAGTTTGCCAAAAAGATGGTTCGCGACAAGCTGGGCTATGATGTTGACATCAGGCTCAACCGGCTGCGGACGACCGTGATGGAGGACAAGATGCATGTGGAACTGAATGTGGATTTGGAACTCACGAAGGAAGAACTCGACAGATTACTGAAGAGTATCGGGCTCTGAGGCGAAGGCCCCGAACAGGGGCTTTTTCCTTTCTTCCGCAGAATTTGCAATTCCTATTATGGAGAGGAAGTTAGCTCAGTGGTAGAGCGCCAGACAAACCCGTCCGGAGGTCATCGGTTCGAGTCCGATACATCTTCTCTAAAATTTTTTTGAAAAAGGAGAATACGTATGGAAGTCAAAATCGTAGGCAGTATCCAATTCAAGAACCACACTCTGCCGGTATATGGGGATCTGGACGAACCCTTATTCAAAGCGACGGATGTGGCTGACCTGCTGGAGTACGGAAGCAACAATGTCTGGAACCTGACCAGCATCTGCGAAGAGGATGAAAAGGTGGTGCTCCCGACCGTTGTGGCGGGTCAGCGCCGGAAAGTCACATTCATCACAGAAACTGGCCTTTACAATGTGCTGGCCCAGAGCCGGAAGACACTTGCCCGGGCATGGCGACGTGTTATCCATGAGGAGCTGATTGCGCTGCGCCGGTCCCGTGGAAAGAATATCTCGGAGCAGTTCGAGGATTGGGATCATCAGGCGGACACGATCTATTTCGACGAGGCGACCGGTATGCTCATGCGTTCTGTCACCGTTCCAGGCGGCGACGTGGAGCAGGTCCCCTTTAAGTTTTGATGCCTATGAAACCGGAAATTGGATATCCCGATGTTGTCATGGGCTCCTTCATCGAAGACCTGATCGGCGACCTTGAGCACAATATGGGGCTTGTTTCAGCAAATGACCAATATTTCAAGGAACTCAGCATTCAGAAGTTCACGTTGGAACAGCTGCTCCAGGAGATCGACAGGCATGAAGGAGATTCTCCCACCGCCGTAGTGGCAGGGTTTGTGGAGAGGATGGCTGTGTCGGCAAGAGAAACGGATGACCCAAACTTTATCTTTTCCATGTCCAGAGATGCGGCGCAATCCATTCTGGACGGATTATATTTCGGAGATTGAAAGGAGAAAAGCACCATGCCTAAGACCTATCTTGATATTCTGAGTAAAAGAGGAATCGAGCCTTTTCTGACGAAAGAGCAGTATGACGAGGTGGCGGCGTTTTGTCCCAAGGCCGAGTATGCCATTCCCGACAGGGCAGAGCCGGTATTCCGTTCCCCCAAGCAGCACCAGATTCAGGTGGGCAAGAATTCCAACCTGATTGCCGACATGTGCTGGTACGGGGCCACCGGGGAGGAGCTGGTACGGGCGATCAAGCACGGCACGGTAGTCCTCGACGCGGACAAGCACCATCTGGATTGGCAGAAGTCTGGAGAGGACTTCGGCATTCAGGAACTCTACCAGAAATATCGCCGGTTCAACCGGAGGCCCAAGTTGACTGAGCGGGAAAAGCTGGTCATCACGGCCTATACTGGCTATGTTCTGGATGGTACGGCCGGAAAGGTCGTGGATTTCGTGGAAGCGGTGCTGGGTCACTCCATTCAGACGCCGGAGCCGCCGAAGGTTCCCGTAATTCTGGAGGTGCACAACGCTCTGCGGGGCGAGTTCTGCGAGATCTGCCGGAAGCACCATATCTTCAATTATATTTAAGGAGGGTACGGACGTGAAAGCAAAACCAGCCCTGTTCCAGAGGGCCGGAAAGGCGTTCAAGAAAGCGACGCCGACGATATTGACCTGCATCAGCGCGGCCGGTGTGGTGGTCACAGTGGTTCTGGCGGTCAAGGCCACGCCCAAGGCGCTCAAGTGCATTGAGAAGGAAAAAGAGGTCAAAAACGCTGAAAATGGTGAAAATTTGACCCGAATGGAGACGATAGCAGCTTGCTGGCGATGCTATATCCCTGCGGCGGCCACGGGAATCGCTACAATCGGGTGTATTTTCGGCGCAAATGCCCTAAATCGGCGTCAACAGGCCTCTTTGGTCAGCGCCTACGCTCTGGCAAGCCGTTCCTTCAATAGCTACAAACAAAAGGTAAAGGAGCTCTACGGCGAAGAGGCCCACAAGAAAGTGATGGCATCTTTGGCCGCGGAAAAGAGCACAAAACCGACAATCTCCGCAGGTTCCCTCGCCCAAATGACTTCGGTGGGGTTCGAGGATGCCAATGAGGAGGAGCGCCTATTCTACGACGCCATTTCCGACCGATATTTTCAGGCAACCATCAGTCAGGTCTTACAGGCTGAATACCACCTCAACCGGAATTTCGCTCTCAGCGGCGGGTTCATCACCCTGAACCAGTTCTACGAATTCCTGGGCGTTTCCAAGGTGCGAGGTGGAGATGAAGTGGGCTGGATGGTTTCGGATGGTCTCTACTGGGTGGATTTCGACCATCAGAAGACTGTGGTGGACGACGGGCTGAATGGCGAGGTGGAGTGCTACATCATTGACGCGCCGTTCCCGCCGGTCAGCGAGGAAGAATGGGAGGACATGGAGATTTGACCAGTCCGCAGAAATAGCATGTCCTATTATGGAGAACCATGAAAACAGGAGGTTTGAGTTTATGAACCAGAAAGCGATATTTAAGGTCCTGTCCCTGGTTGGGATGGCTCTTGGCGGAATTGGCACGCTGCTGTCCGCCTGGGCCGACAATAAGGAGCAGGACGCGGTCATCGAGGAGAAAGTGAATGAAGCGCTTGCCGCCCGTGAGCATGGAACAACTGAAAGCGAGGAGCCCTGACTGGGGCTCTTTGCTTTTGCAGGAGCCGCTGTCCATGAATGAACGGGCCATTCTATTTCTCATGTCGGTTTTGAACGGGTTTGAGGAACCGCCAAGGTCCGACTGGCCCCAGCATGAGGCCGAGGAAGTCACGTTCTCCAGATGGGCTTTGGAGGAACTGCTGCAAGATGTCTGGGACCACCCGTGGACGCTGGCATCGGAAACTTTGGAGAAGTTTGCATCAAAAATGGAGCTTTTCTCCGAAACCTGCAACACGGATGCCCAGCACCGGATCTTCAAGATCGCGGCCGAAACCGTATGGGAATTTCTCGATGACATCAAAGCGATCGAGCGCTGAACACAATTATATTTATGAGAGGAGAAGGCGTTGTGAACAAACAGGTTATCACAAACACGCTGAAATCGCTGCAAAAGACCATGCGTAAGCACAGTCCGGCCATTTTGACCGGCATTGGCATCGCGGGCATGGTGGCTACCACTGTTATGGCGGTGCGGGCCACCCCCAAGGCTCTCCGAATGGTGGATGACAAGGAAATTGAGGATGGAAAGCGTCTGACCACCTCTGAGATCATCAAGACAACCTGGAAATGTTATATTCCGGCTGCCGTCACCGGCGTATGCTCTGCGGCCTGCATCATTGGGGCAAGCTCCATCAGTGCACGGCGGAATGCGGCTCTGGTCACGGCCTACACCATTTCTGAGACTGCTTTGAAGGAGTATAAGGATAAGGCGGTGGAGGTCGTCGGGCCGAAGAAGGAGCAGGCTATTCGGGACGCCGTAGCCAAGGAACAGCTGGAGAAGGCCAATGTGACGGAGCGGAAATTCGTCGCCACCGGCCGGGGTGAAACCCCCTGCTTTGACCCGTTGACCAATACCTGTTTCAAATCGGATATTGAGACGCTGCGAAAAGCAGAGAATGTCCTGAACAAGCGGATGCGGGACGAAGTAAAGGTCACGGTCAATGAATTTTTGGAAGAAATTGGCCTTGACCCCTGCGATGAATCCATTGGGGAGAACCTTGGATGGGACATTGACAAGGGGTGGATCGACCTGGACTTCAGTTCTCAGCTGGTAGACGGTGTCCCCTATCTGGTCGTTGGCCATCATAACCCACCCCGCTACATCGGCTGGGGCTAATCCGCAAAAATTGCATCTCCTATTATGGAGAACCATCTATGGAAAATTATATTTACAAGGAGGACTTTACGATGGAAGACATGAACGCAAGAGTGATGGAGAACGAGGAACTCGACGAAGTCACTGAGGTCGACGAGGCTGTGGAGAGCGGAAACGCCGGTGCGCTGGTGGCTGGAGTCGTCGGAGGTTTCCTGGCCTACGCCATGATCGGCGGGGTGAAGAAACTCTGGGGATTCGTCGGCACCAAGCTGGCCGAGCGGAAGGCTGCGGAAAAGGCCAAGACCGAAGTGGTGGACGCGGAGTACACCGAAGTCGCCGCGGAGGATTCCGACGAGGAAGATTCTGAGAAGTAATCGAGCAAGAGGTTCGCCGAAGGGAGAGTACCTATAACAAGGTGCTTTCCCTTTTTGCTTTTTGAAAAGGAGAAAAGCATGAATGGTTTTCTGAAAAATGGCTTGCTGGTGGTGGGCGGTGTTGTTCTGGGAAGTATGATGACCCAGAAAGCGATCATTGACACTCTGCACAACAAGGATATTTCCATACGGCAGAATCAGCGCGAGTATCAGGAGGTTCTGTTCGAGACCAGAGGAGACGTTGAAAAGATTCTTGATACCTTGAACTACTGCATCTCGAAATATGGTTGCGTGACACTGGCTGATTTCTATGATCTGGCCGGGGTGCGGGCCCTTTATGAGGACTGCAAATTCGGGTGGGCGACGCTCAATGGCGTAAAAGTTGTTCGTAAACGGGATGGATATACCATTGAGTTTCCGAGAGCCATGCCCGTGACTTAACAAGGAGGATAGACAATGGGAGAGTACCCCAATAATTCCCACAGCGCGAGGGAAAAATCAGACGCCGCCGCTGCCGCTAAGACTGAAAAGAAATTGGATAAGGTGGTCACCGGGGCGGCGAGAACCAAAAAGAAGAGCGAGGCCCGACGGTTTCTCAACATCTTTGTGCCAGATGATGCAGAGAACGTCAAGAGCTCCATTCTGGGTGACGTGATTGTCCCCGGCGTCAAAGCGGCCATCGCTGATGTGATCAGCATCGTTCTGTTCGGGGACACGGGCCGCATTGGCGGACGGAAGAGCGGCGGTTCCCGTATCGCCTATCAGAAGTATTACGACGACAGGCGGGATGACCGGAGAGAGTACGGACGTCCCAGGGCGGCGGTCGCATACGACTATGACGACATTATATTTGAAACCCGGGGGGATGCTGACTTAGTGCTGGATCAGCTGGAGTCGGCCATCGCCAAGTATGATGTGGCCTCGGTGGCAGATCTCTACGACCTGGCCGGCGTCACCTGCCGGAATTATACGGCGAACCGCTATGGCTGGACGGATATTCAAGCGGCTAAGGTGGTACGGACGTCGGAAGGCTATTTGATCCGGCTTCCAAGGGCGGTTCAAATCAATTAAGGAGGCGTGAACCATGTACGGATACACGATTTCCTGTGGATACAAGGGTATGGTCAACGGCAAGTGGATGCTGTTCGCCACAGATGCCGAGTACCACGAGTATATGAGGGAGATGGAAGAGGAATGAAACGAGCGGATATTTTGCACACTGCGGAGAAGTGTGTCTGCGGTCAGCGGGAGCAGGACTACGGCTCTCCGGAAAACAACTTTCAGACTATCGCCGACTTCTGGTCGGTCTACAAAGGCGTCAAGTTCTCGGCCAGTGACGTAGCTATGATGATGGCGCTGCTGAAGGTCGCCCGCATCAAGTCTGGCGGCGGAACGGAAGACTCCTTTGTGGACTTGGCGGGTTATGCGGCCTGTGGCGGAGAGCTTGTCACGGAAATGCCCTTAGAAGTCGCCGCCACTGCATCCAATACGGCGCTGAACGCAACATCGGCTTAATAAGGAGGATTGCCATGAAACTCAATGCGGATTCCTTTGTTGGCGTCGGCATCTGTATCCTGGGATTGCTGGGTGTTGGCTACGCCATTGGCGTCCACTCCAAGATGAAGACAGTCTGCGAAAAGCTGGACACCAGCATTGACCGGCTGGCGAATGATACCGAGGTGGATATTCCGGCTAAGGTCATCGATCAGGCGGTGCAGCGCGCGGTAGACCGGGAGTCCTATTCCGCGGTAAAGCGGGCTACGGACGAGGTGATGGACGACGTCAAGCGGGAGATCGAATCCCGGGTCGGCGCCGTCGTGAAAGAGCACTATGACGCGATTTCGGACGGGGTAACCGACCAAATCGCAAAGAACGTGGCCAAAATTGACGAAGGCCGCCTCAGAAAAGAGGTCGTGCAGAAGGCCAAAGAGCAAATCGCCGAGAAGTTTGACGATAAGCTCGATGATATTTTGGAGGAGTTCAACGGAAACCTCCAAAACGTCGGAAAAATCTACAAATCCATTGCAAAATCATTCTCTAAGGAGGACATTTGATCATGAAGAAGAACGAACTTGTCAAGTCTGTGAACCTGACTTTCAACCGGATCGGTTTCCAGCTCCAGAAGAAGAGCCCGGAGATTCTGGTCGTCGCCGGCGTGGTCGGCGTGGTAGTGAGCGCCGTCATGGCCTGTACGGCCACCCCCAAGGCTCTGAAGGTCGCCGAAAAAACCAGCGAGGACATTGACCGCATTCAGAATGCCGAAGAGTCCGGCGTGACTCAGGCGGGCGAGACCTATACCCAGGAGGATGCCCGCAACGACCGTATCCAGGTTTACTCCCACACCGGGTTCCAGTATGTAAAGCTGTATGCCCCTGCCATTCTGTTGGGCGCGGCCTCTATCACCTGCATCCTCACCAGCCACAAGATCCTGAGAAAGCGTAACATGGCGCTGGCTGCGGCCTATGCGACGCTGGACCAGTCCTTCAAGGATTATCGCGGCCGGGTGCTGGAGCGCTTTGGCGAGCAGGTGGAGAAGGAACTCCGGTACAACATCAAGGCCAAGGAAATCGAGACCACTGTGGTAGACGAGAATGGCAAGGAGAAGAAGGTCAAGGAGACCGTGGATGTAGCGGACGAAGGTTGGGACCCGTCCAAATACAGCCCCTATGCCCGCATCTTCGACGAGGGGCACTCTGCCTACATGAAGGATGCTGAGCAGAACAAATTCTATCTGCTGGCCCGGCAGGCTCAGGCCAACGACCGGCTCAAGTCCCGCGGCCACTTGTTCCTCAACGAAGTCTACGAGATGCTGGGATTCCCGCTGACCAAGGCCGGCGCCGTTGTCGGCTGGATCTATGACCCCAAGGAGCCCATGGGGGATAACTTTGTGGACTTTGGTATCTACGAGGTGTGCCGCGAAAAGGCCGTGGACTTTGTGAACGGGTATGAGCGCTCCTTTATTCTGGACTTCAATGTGGTGGGCGACATCACCGACGCCCTGGCTACCCACCAGACCCTGTGAGGGCTGAGCCATGAAAAAACTGATATTTGCAATATTGGTCGCGGCGATGGCGCTGACCGGCATGGCTTTCTCCAGTGAGGAGCCGGTCTCCGCCGCGGAACCGCAGGGTACATACGAGGCCGTGGCCGTCAACAGCGTCAAGCCTATCCAGGAGACTGATATTTTGGAATCTATTTCTGTCAAGAAGGCCGTCGCTGCGGAGCCGATGGTGGAAAAGGAAGTCGTCGTGGAGCAGGAACCTGAGGAACCGCCGGCGCCTTCGGTGACGCAGGAGGAGATCGAACTGATTGCCCTCTGCGTCATGGCGGAGGCCGAGGGAGAGTGTGAGTATGGACAGCGCCTGGTCATTGACGTCATTTTGAACCGGGTGGACGATCCCCATTTCCCCGACACGATTTACGATGTGATTTATCAAAAGAACCAGTTTGCCGGCATGTATGGCGATCGCATCACCCGCTGTTATGTGAAGGACGAGCTGGTGCAGCTGGTTCGTGAGGAGTTGGAGAATCGTACAGATTACGACGTGGTCTTCTTCCGCACCGGCCACTACCATTCCTATGGCGTCCCGAAGTTCCAGGTCGGGGCGCATTATTTTTCCAGTTATGATTAAAGGAGGCGCATATCATGAAAAACTGTCTCAAAACCTTGCTGTCCTACGCCCTGGCGACCGTGTCAGGGCTCTGCCTGGTTGGCGGCGTCACCATTCTTTCGTCCGGGAGGCAGTGAGCATGGAGAGATTTGCAAATCTGGTGTCCATGCTGGACTACGCGGTCAACACAAGAAGGAAACGCCACATTACCGGAGGGCTCCTGATCAGCGCAGCACTGCTGTTCGGGGGCCTTGCCATTACGGTGATGAGCGTGCGGGACGAGGAGGATGACTACAATGAGTAAACTTGGAACTGCCCTGGCGTTTCTCGCCGGGGTCGCTGTTGGTGGAGTTGCGGCCTTCACCGTACTCCAAAAACGGTATGACGACGCGGTGGAAAATGATATTTTCTCCATCAAAGAGGCGTTCCATAAGCGGGAGCAGAAGTTGATGAACGAGATCGCCGACCTCAAGGAGTACAAGAGGCTCCATGAAATTTCGGATGACACTGCTGAAACGGAGACGCCCCAGACTATTGTGGCGTCGGGTAAACATCAGGAAAAAGGCGATTTGAATGACTACGCCAAGATGGTCAATCGGATTCAGTATTCCAGGACTTCGGTACCCCAACCGCCCGAGCATGAGGTGGAGGCGCCCTATGTCATCTCCCCGGAGGAGTTTGGAGAGATGGATGGATACACCCAGATCAGCCTGACCTATTTTGACGACGGCATCCTGTCCGACGAGAATGGCGTCATCATCGACGAGCCGGAGGAGATCGTCGGTGATGCATTGAACCACTTCGGAGAGTATGAAGAGGACTCTGTCTTTGTCCGAAGTGACCCCAAGCGGTGCGACTATGAGATCCTCAGAGATCTTCGCAGTTATGCGGAGTTCCGCAGCACCCTTCCTCCGAAGATTTGAAAGGGAGGTCTGACATTTGACCCGGGATGAACTGATTGACCAGTATTTTGACTGGATGTATCAGCTCGTGGTCGATGACCGATATTCTAACAAGTCCTATCGTAAGCTGTTTAGCCGGCTGTACGATACGGAATTTACCTATACGATTCCGATGGACGGCAACCGGGCCGAAGACGGCATCGACCTTAGATATCGGTTCGGTCGCGAGCACTTGTATTCTGACGCCATGGTTGCGTCCTATCTGGACGACCGGCCGTGCAGTATTTTGGAGATGATGATCGCCCTCTCCATTCGGTGTGAGGAGCACATTATGGATGATCCCGATGTGGGCGACCGGACCGGACAGTGGTTCTGGAGTATGCTGGTGAGCCTGGGGCTCGGCGGTATGGAGGACCGGAAATTCGACAGATATTTTGTCGACGAAACCCTGGAACGGTTCCTGGACAGAGGGTACGAACGCAATGGCGAGGGCGGTCTCTTCACCGTCAACAACGGCCGTGACATGCGGCGCACGGAGATTTGGTATCAGATGAACTACTACCTCAGCGAAATCATTAAAGAAGGGAGCATTTGAGATGGGCAAGAAAGGGCAATTTGTTCCGGTGAGCACCCTGGGTGACTTGACGGAGCTGCTGAATCACAACTGCCGTGTCCTGGAGAAGCGGCTGACCAAGCTGACACGGAGGAACCGCAGCATCGCCGTGCTCGCCATCGCCGCCTTTGGCTATGCGATATGGGCGGAGATGGAGCGGCGGAAGCAGGAGGAAGAGGTCTATCAGCTTTCCGTCAGGGTGAAAAAGCTGGAGTATGGTGAAGGAGAGTAATCGGCCCAATGCTGGACTTCTTGATGATTTCTACGCGCAGCGGAAAACGCGGTGTCATCGAGATCTATCCCAAGTTTATCATCAAGAAAAGTAACGACCTCATGATCAGAGGCGGCGACTTCTATGCAATATGGATTGACGAACGGGGAATATGGTCGACTGATGAACAGGACGCGGTCGACTTGATCGACCGTGAACTGGACCAATACGCAGAAGAGAACCGCAAGCGCTTTGACGGTACTGTTCGCGTCCTGCATATGTGGGACGCGGAGACTGGTATGATCGACACCTGGCACAAGTATTGCCAGAAACAGATGAAAGACCAGTTCCACATGCTTGACGAAAAACTGATATTTTCCAACACAAAAGCGGGAAAGCGCGATTATGCCAGCAAGTCCCTGCCCTATCCTCTGGAACCTGGGGATACTCCGGCGTGGGACAAGCTGGTGTCCACATTATATTCTCCCGAGGAGCGCCACAAAATCGAGTGGAGCATCGGGGCCATCGTTTCCGGGGAGTCCAAGCGGATTCAAAAATTCCTGGTGTTCTACGGTGCGGTGGGAACGGGAAAGAGCACGATCATCAATGTGATCCAGCAGCTTTTCGAGGGCTACTACACCAGTTTCAATGCCAAGGATTTGGGTTCCTCCAGCAACGCTTTCGCTTTGGAGGCATTCCGGTCCAATCCGCTGGTGGCGATCCAGCATGATGGTGACCTTTCCCGTATTGAGGACAACACCCGGATCAACAGCCTGGTCTCCCATGAGATGATGACGGTCAACGAAAAGTTTCGTTCGGCCTATTCCAACCGGTTCAAGGCATTTCTGATCATGGGCACCAACAAGCCTGTGAAGATCACGGACGCCAAGTCGGGCATCATCCGGCGGTTGATCGATGTGACCCCCACGGGAGACAAGGTGCCCCCGGCGGAGTACCGGACGCTGACCAAGCAGATCCCCTTTGAACTGGGCGGCATTGCCTATCACTGCCAGGAGGTGTATCTGGAGGACCCGGACTACTACGACGATTATATTCCTATCTCCATGATGGGGGCCTCCAATGATTTCTACAACTTCGTGGTGGATTCCTATCATGTGTTCAAGAAAGAGGATGGGGTGTCGCTGAAGTCGGCCTGGGAGATGTATAAGACCTACTGCGATGACGCCAAGGTGCCCTACCCGGTTTCCCGCATGATATTTAAGGAGGAGCTGAAGAACTACTTCCGGAGCTACGAGGAGCGGTTCAGCCTGGGAGATGGCTCCCGTGTGCGGAACTATTACAGTGGATTTCGGACGGAAAAGTTTGAGGAGCAGGCTTCGGAGGAAAAGCCGACGGCTGAGAAACCGCCCCATCCCACCATCAATTTTATGGAGGGGCAGGCCTCCACATTCGACCGGGATTGCGCCGACTGTCTGGCCCAGTATGCCAATGACGAGGGCACGCCCCGGCGAAAGTGGGAGAAGGTCACCACCAAGCTGTCCTCCCTTGACACCACAAAACTTCACTATGTCAAAGTGCCGGAGAACCACATCGTCATCGACTTTGATATTCCGGACGAGAAGGGTGGAAAATCCTTTGAACGGAATTTAGAGGAGGCGAGCAAGTGGCCGGCGACCTATGCGGAGGTGAGTAAGAGCGGCTGCGGCATCCACCTGCATTATATTTATTCCGGAGACCCTACCCGGTTGAGCCGGATCTATGATGACCACATCGAGGTCAAGGTGTTCACCGGAAACAGTTCGCTACGCCGCAAACTGTCAAAATGCAACGACCTGCCTATCGCTACGATAAGCTCTGGGTTACCGTTGAAAGGAGAAAACAACGTGGTAAATTCCAAAGTCATTCAAAGCGAGAAAGGGCTTAGAGTTCAGATCAAGCGAAATTTGAATAAGGAGATCCATCCGGCGACTAAGCCCTCAATCGACTTTATCTACAAGATTTTGACGGATGCATATGAGAGCGGTCTGACCTATGACGTGACCGACATGCGCAACGCCGTCCTGGCCTTCGCAGCCAACAGCACCAACCAGGCGGAATACTGCATCAAACTGGTGAACAAGATGCCGTTCAAATCCGCCGAAGACGGCCCCGCGGTGAAAAATGACGAGGCCAAGTTAGTGTTTTACGACGTGGAGGTCTTCCCAAACCTGTTCCTGGTGAACTGGAAAATCGAAGGCCCTGGTCAGACTGTGGTGCGGATGATCAATCCCAAGCCCACGGAAATTGAGGAGTTGATGAAGTTCCGTCTGGTAGGGTTCAACTGCCGGAGGTACGACAATCATATCCTGTACGCCCGACTGATGGGCTACACCAATGAACAGCTCTACAATCTCTCCCAGAAGATCATCAGCAGTGAGAAGAAGGCCCGGAGCAACAACTGTTTCTTTGGGGAGGCGTATAACGTCTCTTATACGGACGTGTATGACTTCTGCTCCGTCAAGCAGAGCCTGAAGAAGTGGGAGATTGAACTGGGACTTCACCATCAGGAGCTGGGTCTTCCCTGGGACCAGCCGGTGCCGGAGAGTATGTGGCAGAAGGTCGCGGAATACTGCGACAACGATGTGATCGCCACAGAGGCGGTATTCAACGCCCGAAAAGCCGACTTTGTGGCTCGGGAGATCCTGGCGGATGTGGCGGGCATGACGGTGAACGACACCACCAACTCCCTGACCACCAAAATTATATTTGGCGGCAACAAGCACCCTCAGGACCAGTTCAACTACCGGAACATGGGCGACGTGACCCAAATCGACGATCCCGATAGGGATTTACCGTTCACCATGGGCAAGCCGGAGTTTGATGAATTCACGGTCTTCGATAAGAAGGGCCGTCCCATCTTCCCTGGTTATAAGTTCGAGGGTGGTAAGTCCATCTACCGGGGCGAGGAGGTGGGCGAGGGCGGTTATGTCTATGCAGAGCCTGGTATGTACGGCGACATCGCTCTGCTGGACATTGCCTCCATGCATCCCAGCAGCATCATCGCGGAGCAGCTGTTCGGCCCGGAGTACACCAAGCGGTTTCAGGAGATCAAGGACGCCCGGGTGGAGATCAAGCACAAGAACTTCGACAAGGCCAAGAAGATGCTGAATGGCGCTTTGGCCAAGTATCTGACAGACGAGGGTTCGGCGGACGCTCTGGCTCAGGCACTGAAGATCGCCATCAACTCGGTCTATGGTCTGACCTCAGCCAACTTCGAGAATCCCTTCTGGGATACCCGCAACAAAGATAATATCGTCGCCAAGCGCGGAGCCCTGTTCATGGTCAACCTCAAGCATGAGGTCCAGAAACGGGGCTTTACTGTTGCCCACATCAAGACGGACTCCATCAAGATCCCAGATGCGACACCGGAGATCATTCAGTTCGTTATGGATTACGGCAAAAAGTACGGCTATGTCTTTGAGCATGAGGCTACCTATGACCGCATGTGTCTGGTGAACAATGCCGTCTACATCGCCAAGTATGCCACGGCGGAGAAGTGTCAGAACGCTTACGGTTATATTCCGGGAGACATCCGAAAGCACCCCGGAGAGTGGACGGCCACAGGCACTCAGTTCCAGATTCCCTATGTGTTCAAGAAACTGTTCTCCAAGGAGGAGATCGTGTTCGATGACATGTGTGAGACCAAGTCGGTCACCAGCGCATTATATTTGGATACGAATGAAACCTTGCCGGACGTTTCGGGATATGAGAAGGAGCTGGAGACTCTGCGGAAGAAGTGGCCGGACGAGCATGGGCAGTATCCTCTCGACTATGAAGAGGTGGTTGCGGATCTGAAGGCCAAGATCGAGCAGGGCCACAATTATATTTTCGTGGGAAAGGTCGGCTCTTTTTGTCCCATGAAACCCGGCTGCAACGGTGGTCTGCTGCTGCGGGAGGTCGTGGACAAGAAGACCGGAGAGAAGGGTTACGCCTCTGCCGGCGGCGCCAAGGGCTATCGCTGGCTGGAGTCCGAAATGGTCAAGCAACTCCAAAAGGAGGACGGCATTGACCGGGGCTACTACGACGCCATGGTGGACGCCGCGGTTGCAGATATTTCCAAGTATGGCGATTTTGAGTGGTTTGTTTCCGACGATCCCTATGTGAAAGTTGAGGACGATACCCCTCCCTGGTTCAGCGCTGGAGAACCCTATGAGAATGACACGACGCCCTTTGACGTGAGGTGACAGGCATGACCATTCTTCTGATTATATTTTGGTTCAATGTTTTGTCTGCCTTCATCTCGGCCGCCACAGACCGCCTGTTTTGGTGTGTGGTCAATGTCGTATTGGCAGTTTTGATGGCTTTCTTGGCTATGGCCTATGAGGGCCGTCTTATCAAGCGCATTGAGAAACTCGAAGAAGAAATCAAAGAATTGAAAAGGAGATTTTGATTATGGCTAACCCCAGAGTGAATGACAACCTCGTGATCGAGAATGCCCGCCTGCTGTTCCGGAACTTTTCCGGACGGGAAAGCAAGTACAACCGTGCCGGCCAGCGCAACTTCTGCGTCTACATCGACGATCCTCAGGACGCCCAGAAACTGGCGGATGACGGCTGGAACATTCGGGAGCGTCCTCCCCGCGAGGAGGGTGAGGAGCCCCGGTACTATCTTCAGGTGGCGGTCAGCTTTGAGAACATCCCGCCCACGGTCTACATGATCCCCGAGCGGAGAAAGAAGAAGACCAAGTTGGACGAGGAGTCCATCGACGTCCTCGATTTTGCGGAGATCCGGAATGTGGATCTGACCATCCGCCCCTACAACTGGGTCATCCAGGAAGGCACCAAGAACGAAAAGCGGGGCGTTAAGGCCTATCTGCGTTCTATGTACGTCACCATCGAAGAGGACGAGTTCGCCGAGAAGTACGCTGGCGAAGAGTATCCGGAGGAGTAAATATCCATGGGAGCGTCGGTGAATAAGGAGATAGCCGGCGCTCCCTTACCCCCCCCCTGAAACAGAGGTATCACTATGTACGAACGTCAAGCGTTTGTCGATGGACTGTACGCATTTTTGGATTATACCGAGCCACACAATTTACGCAACAACATCAAAGAAGGTTTGATGGTGCGCCGGCATGCTCAAGACAAAGAGACGGAATTTGAGAAACGATGTATCCAGAGATGGGCAATTTCGGAGTTGGCGAAAGCTATTGTGGAAGATCCAGACAATCCCGTTGAAGACGTCGCCTATCGGTTTGCGCTAAAGCTCTATGGCTATGCATGCACCTCTTTTGATGCAAAGATGCGGAATGTGTTCGGCATCGCGGCAGAGTTTATCGACAAGGAGGTCATTGGCCTCTTCCGAACCGAAGACGGAGTATATCCGTAAGCGTTTTACGCACGAAAGGAGAAAATCGTGGCTAAGTATTTACCTATGTACCGCTGTATGGCATGTGGCGGAATTATCAGAAAAATTGAAATGCCAAAGGAGTTACGGACTCCGATCGAACTATCAGACGAGAAAGTCGAGGTTATTTGCATCGGAGCAGCGAACCCCTTTTTCAAATCACCGAATCTGAGAAAGCAGGTTCCTTACTCTCTTGCTCACAACTGTTTTGGGGATAGCCGGCAAATCGGGGCAGCAATCTTTTCCGGCTTTGAGCAAGTCCGGGAAACGGAGGGTGCGGGATGAAACCATTCTGGAAAAATACCCGGAAGGGAAAATCCAAGAAACATTCCAAGCCTTCTCAGTCGAAACCGAGGGTACAGACGTGGACAAAACCCATGGAGGAGCCTTGGAAACCGCCGATGGCTGTTCCGACGGCCCCAGTGGAGCAAGCGACAACACCGATTGTGCAGATGCTGGAGTCGGCTCGCCCCATCAAGAAGGAGTATATTCCAGTCAGGCCATCAACGCGAAAGAGCGAGCATTATGATGAGTTTCGCTCCAAATTCCGGCAGCTGCTTTCCCCTCAGCGTCGTCCGATTGATATTTGGAGAGATTTCATCGTCATGTCGGCCTGCGCAATGTCCAACACCGTGGACAAATCCCATTATGAGGAACGGGAGAAACGGTATCTGGATACTATCAACAAATACGAAAAATCTCAGCAGCATATATTCCCTGAACTCTATGCCGATGTGGTCATGGCTTTGGACGAGAACCCGGAGCAGGACTTCCTCGGCGAGATGTTCATGGATCTGCGCCTCGACTATGAGGAGCTGAAACAGATATTTACACCATACCATGTGTGCCAGCTGATGGCGGACGTCACAATGGGCGACCTTGTCCAGCAAGTTGAGGATCTAGGATATGTGTCCATCAATGACTGCTGCTGCGGCGCGGGTGCAAACCTGATCGCGGCGATCAATTCCGCCCGCCGCAAATTGGAGGATGCGGGGCTGAACTTTCAGAACCACATTCTGGTCATTGGACAGGATATTGAGGAATTGGTAGCGCTGATGTGCTACATCCAAATTTCTCTGCTCGGAGTGGCCGGCTACGTTAAAGTTGGCAATGCCCTCACTGAGCCGATGACTTATGGCGATAGTATGGAGAACTACTGGTTTACGCCTATGTACTTCTCCGATGTGTGGCACACAAGAAGAATGATTCACAAATTTACGGAACTGTTCAAGGAGGATAAATGATGAACAGAAAAATCGTCTATTTGGAGAAAGAGGACAAGTGATGCCCTGTGGCGATCCAGCTTTATGACTATCAGCGCGAAGCCCTGGACCGGATGAAAAATGGGTGCATTCTCTGCGGCGGGGTCGGCTCTGGCAAATCCAGGACCGGCCTCGCCTACTATTATCTGCAAGAGGGTGGTCAGCTGGGTACGGACGATTACATTCCGATGAAGAACCCCAGGGACCTTTATATCATCACCACAGCGCGCAAGCGGGATACCTGTGAATGGCAGGGTGACCTGGCTCCATTCCTGATCTCCCCCACTCCAGAGGCCAATTACTACAAGAATAAAGTGGTCATTGACTCCTGGAACAACATCACCAAGTATGTGGACGTCAAGAACGCCTTCTTTATATTTGACGAGCAGCGGGTGGTTGGCTATGGAGCCTGGACCAAGGCATTCCTCAAAATCGTCAAATCCAATGACTGGATACTGCTGTCGGCCACGCCTGGCGACACCTGGCAGGATTATATTCCAGTCTTCATTGCCAATGGGTTCTATCGCAATAAGACCGACTTTGTGGATCAGCATGTGATCTATGACTGGCGGGCCAAGTATCCGAAGATCGACAGCTACCGCAATACCGGCCGGCTGATTCGGCTCCGGGATAAGATCCTGGTGACCATGGACTTCAAGCGCCAAACGGTTTCCCACCATGAAGATGTCAGGGTCTCGTATGATATTTCCAAGTACAAAGATATCATGCGGAGCCGATGGAACCCATGGGAGGATCGGCCGATTGAAACGGCGGCGGAATTGTGCATGGCACTTCGGAGAGTAACCAATTCGGACGAGTCCAGAGCAGTTGCGGTATTGGAGCTGTTGGAGGATCACCCCAAAGCCATCATCTTTTACAGTTATGACTACGAATTGGATATTTTGCGTTCTCTCGGGTATCCGGAGGGGACAGAGATCGCGGAGTGGAATGGACACAAGCATCAGGAGATCCCCACCGGAGACAAGTGGGTGTACCTCGTCCAATACACCGCCGGATGTGAGGGGTGGAACTGTATCACTACGGACACCATTATATTTTACTCACAGCAATATTCTTACAAGGTGGCGACGCAGGCGGCTGGACGGATTGACCGGCTGACCACGCCATATCGAGACTTAAACTACTATCACTTGAAGAGTTTCTCCGGAATCGACCTTGCCATCAGCAAGGCTCTTTCCAAGAAGAAGAACTTCAATGAAGGCAAGTTCGTAGGCTGGGCCACAAAGCCGATGCCGATGGCCGCGTAATTTTCAGGTTGTATTATGGAGGGAGACACCGAACGTCTCCTTTTATATTTTGAAGAAAGGAGGAAAACATTTTGAAACAACAGCTCGACCTCGAAGTAAAGAAGTTCTTTGATCTACTGGCCAATACGCCTTCCATCAAGGTTAAAAAGCAACTCCTGGCTGAAAAGCGCGATGATGGAAACGTCAAAAAATTCTTAGACTATCTGTTGAACCCCTTCTTTGTTACAGGCATTTCTGAGAAGAAAATCCGAAAAGTTGTGTCCGTCGAAAAATCAGTTCACTTCCATTCGTTTCATGAGTTGATGACGTATGTTCGGAAAAATCACACGGGCTCCGATGATGTTTTGGCAAATACCCAAGCCTATCTGGATGATGTGAACCCCGAATTGCGGATGTTCTATATCGGGATCATCGCAAAAACCATTCGTATCGGATGTGACGCCAAAACTGTCAATGACGCATTCGGATATGAGTTCATCCCCCAGTGGGAAGTGCAGCAAGCCTATCAAATCGGAAAATTGAAGATGAATGAAAACGAGTGGTTCAGTTTAAGCCAGAAACTAAATGGGGTTCGTGGAACTTACTTCGAGGGAAAGCTTATCAGCAGACAAGGAAAAGAGTTCATCGGTTTGGAACACATTTTGGGAGATATCCAACAGCTTATCCCTAATTCAGACGAGTGGGTTATTGACGGGGAGCTGATTCGTAAAAATGCGGAGCATGTCTCCGACAATGAAAACTTCCGGCTAACGACCGGAATGCTCAGCCAGGAGGATGGCGATAAACGGCAAATTCAACTGGTGATCTTTGATATTTTGCCAAAGGCTGAGTTTCTTCGCGGCGAGAGTAAGTTGCGGTATCGAGATCGCTTAGAGCAGCTAAAAGATCTGGAGCAAAGGATAAAGAGGCGAAACTTGTCAAATCTTCGTATTGTGGATGTGTTATATACCGGGAACGACATGTCCATGATCTCTAAATGCTTAAACCGCATGATTGTTGAAGGCAAAGAGGGGCTGATGCTGAATCGGAACTGCAAATATTTCACACGGCGTCATAATGGTATCCTCAAAGTGAAACAGTTCTATACCGTAGACCTCGAAATTGTAGATCTTGAAGAAGGGGCCGGTCGTCTGTCCGGAACTTTGGGTGCATTTGTTGTCCGTTATAAGAACAACTACTTACGGGTTGGTTCGGGGATGACAGATGATCAGCGAAAAAAGTTTTGGGACGACGGCCTGAACTTAATTGGTCGTGTTATCGAGGTAAAGTATAAGGATGAAAGCTATGATCGCCGAACAGGTCTTCGTAGCCTCCAGTTCCCGACTTTTGTTCAGCTTCGAGAACTTGGAAAACAAGAAAGCTACGATTGATAAAGGGGAATAACGATGAATGAAAAATCTAACCGTAAAGCAGGTTTTGGCAGCATTGAAGACCGCATTCGCGCTTTTCGCGATCGCATGGCACCTGCTCTGCATCTGTTTCCGCAGGACATCGCTGAGAAACTGACAGAGGGCGGGTTCTTTACTGCGCCGGCGAGCACAAAGTATCATGGCGCCTACGAAGGCGGTTTGTTTGACCATAGTCGCAATGTGACTTCCGCATTGGTCACTCTCACCCACGATAATGACTTGGAGTGGCAGCGTCCCGAATCCCCGTACATCATCGGCATGTTCCATGATATTTGTAAGCAGGACCAATATCGACATCCTTTTGGAGACACGCTCTACTCGGCGGCAGGTGCAGAATTTCGTACCGTCGATGAAAGCCGCTGGGAGTATGAGCCCGATACGCTGCTCAAGGGACATGGTGATAAATCTGTCATACTGCTCTCCCAGTATTTGCAGCTGACGATGGAGGAAATCCTGTGTATCCGCTATCACATGGGCGCCTTTGTGGATCAAAAGGAGTGGAATGACTATACCCGGGCTATTCATGAGTGTCCGAACGTGCTTTGGACGCATACGGCCGACATGATCGCGGCACACATTCTGGAAATTGACAAGTGACCCTGCCTTATTATATTCTACTGGACAAGAGGTGAAAGTACATGCTCGGAGCAATTATCGGCGACATCATTGGCTCCCGGTTTGAACGGCATAACCACAAGTCAAAGGATTTTGAACTGTTCACGGACCAATGCCGGTTTACGGATGATACTGCTATGACAGTGGCTATTGCTAAGGCTTTGCTGGAATGCAAAGGCGACTATACCGATCTCAGCAACCATGCCATCCGGTGTATGCAGGAGATCGGGCAAAAGTATCCTAACGCCGGGTACGGACAGATATTTTACCTGTGGTTGCACAAAAGAGCCCCAGAACCCTATTGGAGCTATGGGAACGGTTCGGCCATGCGGGTCAGTCCTGTGGCTTATGTGGCAAAGTCGGCGCAGGAATGCATCGATCTGGCTGACGCAGTAACCAAAGTGAGCCATGACCATCCAGAAGGAATGAAAGGCGCTGAAGCGACTGCTCTGGTCACTTTTGGTGCTCGAAGTTCACTGCCGAAACAGATTCTTCGGGAGTTGGTGCAGACCTGGTACTATACTTTGGGTTTCACCATCGACGAAATCCGCCCGACTTATCGCTTTGATGCAAGCTGCCAGGGCTCTGTCCCTCAGGCAATCGAGGCGTTTCTGGAGTCTGAAGACTTTGAGGACGCTATCCGGATTGCAGTTTCCCTTGGGGGCGACAGTGACACGATTGCGGCCATTGCCGGAGGGATAGCCGGAGCCTATTACGGTGTGCCTGACGATATATGGCAAAAAGCCGCAGAGTATCTCCCCCAGGAGTTCCTTGATATTTTGGAGGAGTTTGAGCAGATCTACTCAAATTGAACAGAAACACGATTAGACCATCCTCGTTGCTGGGGATGGTCTTTTATATTTTTTGGAAACCAGGAGATGTGAGTCATGGATGAACAAAGGTTAAAAGAATTCTTCACCGCTATTGGTACACTGGCTGAGATGGCGCTGCTCTTTTATCGGAGCAGCATCGCCGCGAAAGCGACGCCTGAGGAGGCCTTTCGGATTACACAGGCGTTCATTGCCGCAGCTCTGAGCGGGGGAAGCAAGAGCGAGAACAAGGAGGGCGCATGATGAAAGTTTGCATTTTATCAAATGACGCCCCCGCGGCCTTTCAAAGCTCAATCAATGCTTTCATTGCTGACAAAAAGGTCATCGACATCAAATATCAGAGCATGATGTTGCCCTTGAAGTTTACAAACTTGGCACTCGCGTGATGGATATTTGTGCGGGTGTATCAGTCCAGATTGTACCGTCTCTTTAGAGAGGTCACGGAAGTCCAAAGCAGAGGCAATCGAAAAGTGGAATGCGAAGATGAAAGGAGAAAAACGATGACTGAAAACGTCAATGGGCTTCAAGTTGATATTTCAAAATATGTTGGCGAAGAGATTGCCCGCCTTGCGGTGGCGTCGATTGGTGAAGATACTTTGAAACAGCTTGCGGAAAAAGCAATTAAGGATCTCTATGAGCAAAGATGGTTTGGCACCGAGCGGGCCACTACGATTCATAGGCAAACGGCGAAGCTTCTTAGTGAAAAGATCCAGGAATATGTTGTCGAAATTCTGGAACATGACGATTTCAAAGAGCAGGCCAAAATACAAGCCGAACAGATTGTTTCGGACATGCAGAAAAAAGTCCGAGAAATCGTTATCGAACAATACGCAAATGCGCTCGCCGGGAACATTGCTACCGGATATTTTGGCGGGACATTCAAAATGAATGTGCAGAAAATCGTCAATGATATGTTTCACTGACGGCAAAAAAGGAGAAGAACATGGCTGGGTTTAATTGCGAAATCGAATGGGCGACCCGTCTTTGTGAAGTAAACGGAAAGCTTGGATATTTTCATTGTTGGGAGCATTGGGCCAATGTGGTCGGAGCCAGTGCTCTGCACGGCGGTCATCCTGGCGGCCAAGTCGGACAGGTTTATGGCATCGTAGAGTTTCCAGAAGGAGTCCAGAGAGTTGATCCGTCGAAGATCCATTTCAAAGACGAAATCAACAGCGTTCTCGGAGAAATGGATAAGTGCAAAGAAGAGGTTACCCATGAAGAAACTTCCGAAGATGAGAAAGCTGGTAAGGAGGCTATAAATGATCCAGACTAATTTTGAACCCTACGACATCCTTGTTGTTGGTGGCTTCTTCAGAAACTTGCAGACTTTTTGGTCTTTGTGTTAAAAGTCCACATCTCCATCATGATACTGTACCTACTATTTTGGCGTTAAGGAGGATTGATATTTCGTGGAACGCCGAGATTTTATCAGCTTTTGGAATGAGGCACACACCATCATCGACGATGCCGTAGAAAAGCACGATCGGTCGGTAGCGATTTATATTTCGCCTGACGGCGGTATGACGCTTAACGTCTATCCCTGGCCGGACGAGGAATCACTTCGAGAGGCTCTGGAGCGCGGCAAAATTACCTATAACGACTATCGCAAAAAGATTGGCCTCGACCCCGCCACGACTTAATTGACACCCTCCGTGGCAGCATGGTATGATGAACTTGGATAAGCCAAATCGACTATGCGCAAAAAGTGCAGCTCCTATTATGGAAGGAGGTTGTTAAGCTATGGCCGAACGCAACAATTCTCGCCTTCTGGATGGTGGTGACGATTCCATGGGCATGACGGACAACCAGTACAAGGGAATGCTCCTTGACCAGTTGGAAGACTGGCAGGAGGTCCTGGATCTGGCGGTCAAGGCCGGGAACACTGAAATCCAGGAAAAGGTCGAGAAACAGATTCGCAAAATCAATGAAAAGCTGAAGTTCTAAACCTCGACCAAGGGGAGAGCCTACGGAAACGTGGGCTCTCTTCTTTTATATTTTGAAAAAAAAAGGGGGGGGTCGATTCGATGGAGAAATTACTTCGATTAAACGACCAAGACATTATCCAGGCGCTTGCAGACCACTTCAATGTGGATCGCGCCAAGGTGAACCTGACGGTCAAAATTAAAGCAAGAGGATATGAGCCGATTGAGGATCAGGTTCCAGAAGTAAGCGCTGTCATCAAGGAGGTTTGAGCATGGATATTCCAGGAATACGATGCTTGACCTGCATCCACATCAATGTTTGCTCGTTAAAACCCACATTGCTCATGTACGAAAAGATCGTAAAAGAGAAAGGCGTAACGCTTCGTTGCCCAAACCACATTGATATTTCACGGCTTAGCCCACCAAAAGGAGGAACACAGCGATGACACTCCATGAAAAAGTTGTTCTCTCCGCCTACACCGGCATTTTGATGTGCGATATGGCTGAGATTCATAAGTATATCGAAAAGCTCTTGGAGCGGCCGGTTTGGACGCATGAACTGGCCAGCGAGGCTCTGTGGTCCGAAATTAAGGAGAAAGCGAAGCCTGATTTTCACAAAATCATCGAGCCATAGGAGGGGGTCCAATGCGAAAGCTCTATGTTTGCAATCGTAAGCGATGCGGCGACCGGTGTCACTATCCTGATTGCCGGCATACCACTGATATTTCCCATGCACTCAATGCTCCAACCTTCCCCAACGGCTTTGAGAAGGTGAAGCACAACGGTAACGTCTATTTTGTAGAGAGGGAGGATTGATATTTTGACCTTTAAGGAATTCACAGCCTGGTGCAATGAACGAGCCTGTGACGGACGGTGGGGTATGGTAGAGGCAATGGTCTGCATCGACCTGATGGCGGAAATCCGAAAACTATCCTTCTGGAAAAGGGAAAATTTTTGGCGGGAGCTGTATGAAAAGCGTATTTTGGATGAAATTGTCGAGCCAATCAACCAAAAGATCATCATCGACCAATTCGCCGCCAGAATACCGCATACTGACCAAGCAATCACACACGAAAAGGAGCATTCTACCATGACAATCAATGAATACCAGGCGCTTGCGCTGCGCACGGAGTCACGCATCACCACCGACCCCGTCCCTTATATTCGCGTTCTGGAAGGGCTTATGGGCCTGAACGGAGAGGCCGGCGAGGCCATTGACCTGATGAAGAAAGTGCTGTTCCAAGGCCACGAGTTCGACCGGGAGCACATGGCCAAAGAACTGGGCGACATTGCCTGGTATCTAGCTGTCAGCGCTGACGCCATTGGCTACGACCTGGAGAGCATCCTGCAAATGAATGTGGACAAACTCAGGACGCGGTATCCGGACGGTTTCAGCACGGAGCAGAGCCTGCATCGCAGCGCCAATGATATTTAGGAGGCACCGCCATGAGCATCCAAGATGACTACCTGTTTGTCCGGTTTGACAAATACTGCAAAACCTGCAAGCATGAGAAGCTGGAGGAAAACGAACCGCCCTGCGACGAGTGTCTGGAGCATCCAGTAAACCTGCACTCGCATAAACCCGTTTGCTACGAGGGTACGGATGAATGAGGAGGCTGCGCGCTATGAAACTGCGATTCATTGGGGAAGATGGTTCCATGGGTCTGAAAAACGGCGAAGCCTATGACGCCCGCATTTATATTCGAGGGAAGTTCCTTTGGGTGGAATGGAAGGTCGGGCGTTTCATGACTCGTTCCTGCCCTTACTCCTCTACGAAGGCATTTGCCCAGAATTGGGACCTGGCATACACCACTTAAAACACAGGAGGGCAATATGGCACAAAAGCGAATCAGGATGGTTCAGCGTGATATTTTGAACGATCGGCTGCGGCTTCTCTACGACGACGGAACGCAAGGTGTTCTGGAGTATGGGGAAGCCGTTTCCCGTTCCAAGGCGCCTGCCATCATCAAACCGAACGACTTTGTTGGGCTGACGCTCAAGCAGGCCAAACTGAAACTTGGCATCAAGAATTGAGGTGCGGCCCGTGAGTTACCAATACGATTTATATTTACAAAAGCACAAGGCCAACGTGAAAAAGGGTTTTGACTGGCTTCAGACCAACATGCCCTGGCTCTTTGAGGGGAAACCGGACGCTGCTTGGCAGACCGAGTTCGAGCATGATGCGTCCAAATCAAAGCCGGATGAGTACGAGGCCTATGACGCTTATTTCTATGGAGGCAACCGCTCCTATGCTGTTGTCCAGGCGTTCCAAAGAGCCTGGCTCCTGCACATCCACCGCAATCCCCATCACTGGCAGCACTGGGTTCTAATCAACGATGACCCCGGTGAAGGCGAAGTCCTGCTGGAGATGCCTTACAATTATATTATTGAGATGATCTGCGACTGGTGGGCCTTCAGCTGGGCGGAAGGTGATCTGAGCGAGATCTTCTCGTGGTATGATGAACATAAGGACTATATCAAACTGAACCCGAAGACCCGCGAAACCGTGGAAGATATTCTCTGGGAACTCCGGGGCCGGCTTGGATTTAATGTCCTTGCTCATCATGGCGTCAAAGGTCAGAAGTGGGGCGTTCGTAATAGGCCGCCGTATCCGCTTGATAAAACCGGGAAGTCTGATACAATAGTGACAAAAACCATCAAAGGACACACTGCTCCTTCTAAGCGAGATGAACCGGACAGTGTTGTCGACCATGTTACTTCTGACGGTAGCGTTAAAACTCGTGCCTTTTATGACGGCGATGGTTGGAAAGTAAAGGAGATACACACAACCGATCACGGAAACCCAAAACACCATTCATACGGAAGACATGGGGAACATGTTCATTATTATGAATGGGACCACGAAACCGGCAAACAGATTAGTAACAAACAAGAAGAGATACCACCCGATCTCAGAAAGGAGAACGATGATATTTTATGACTTTGGAGGAATTTGTAAGAAATCTGACCGAGGAGTACGGCACCGCCGAGTTCGAGTATAATGGACAACAATGTGGCGTAGAGCCGCAAACTCAGGATTCAGAGACCACTTATACTATGTGGTATGGCGAGGTGTGGAAAGACTACGACAACATTGACGATCTTCTTTCGGACGGGTTCTTTGATGGAGAATCTCTCCAGGATATTTTCCCGTCGATCGACGTCTGGTTCTAAATCTCGCAGGAAAGGAGAAAAACTGTGATAACAATTCAAGGGCAATACAACACTGCTATTTGCTACACCAACGAGCTGGAAGGAGCGGCTCGGGAGCAGATTCAAGCTGTTTGTGACCGGCCTGAGTTTGCAGGCTGTAAAATCCGCATTATGCCCGATGTCCATGCGGGTAAAGGCTGTACCATCGGCACCACCATGACCATCCAAGACAAAATCGTTCCGGGTATGGTAGGGGTAGATATCGGCTGCGGTATGGAAACGGTAGAACTGGCTGAGCATGAGATCGACTTTGCAAAGCTGGATGCACTGATTCGGGAGAAGATCCCCTATGGCAGGGAAATTCGTGATATTCCCCATCCGCTCAACTCGGAAATCGACTTGACCCAGCTCCGTTGTGCCGACCAGATCAATCTTGACCGAGCAGTTCACAGCATCGGTTCTTTGGGAGGCGGTAACCACTTTATTGAGGTAGACCAAGCCGGGGACGGACGGCTGTTCCTGGTCGTTCACTCCGGGAGCCGGCATCTCGGAACGGAGGTAGCCGACTACTATCAGAATGAAGGGCGCAGGGCTCTCTGGGGTGGAGCTAAGCATCAGATCCAGGAGACCATCGCAAAGCTCAAAGCTGAGGGGCGCTTCCGGGAGATCCAGAAAACTATCACGGCTCTGAAGAAGGAGCATGAACTGGATATTCCAAAAGACCTCGCCTATGTGGAGGGCAAGCTGTTCGATGACTACATCCACGATATGACGTTGACGCAGCAGTTTGCGGTGCTCAATCGGAAAGCTATGGTGGACGTCATTCTGGAAGGTATGGGTCTTACTGCGGTGGATATTTTCACCACCATCCATAACTACATTGATACGGACGCCATGATTCTCCGGAAGGGCTCCGTGTCTGCCAAGAAGGGAGAAAAGCTGCTTATCCCTATCAACATGCGAGACGGCAGCTTGATCTGCGTTGGCACAGGGAATGAGGACTGGAACTGCTCTGCTCCGCACGGAGCCGGACGCCTCATGAGCCGTCGTGCAGCGCTCAATACTCTATCTATGGAGGAGTTCCAAAAAGAGATGGAGGGCGTCTATACGACCTGCGTAGTGCCCGACACTCTGGATGAATCCCCAATGGCCTACAAAAGCATAGAGGAGATCGTTTCCCAAATCGGGCCTACTGCAATTATTGTAGAACGCATCCGCCCCGTCTACAACTTCAAAGCCTCTGATTAAATCGAATAAGGAAAACTTGAAATGCCTCGAATTGTGTAACAGCAGTTCGGGGCATTTATATTTTCTGGAAAGGAGCGGCATGAAAGGGATTTATAAAAGATCGGTAAGTTGCTCTCCTTGTGTTGATATGGACTGGATGACCCCAGAAACCTGTGCCGAATGTGAGCGATTGCGACATGAAGAGGTTGATATTTTACAGCTCGGTGTTGGGTTCTTTGCAAACAAGGCAATTATCAAGAGGCCGGACGGCACCTTGGCGACAGTTTCGCTCAACGAACTAACTATTACGGATTGATATTTTGAAAAGGAGAAAATCGCTATGGTTGATACAAGGGGTCTAAAAAAGTCCGCTGTTCTGGCAGCACTTTATAACGCTTCTAAGCCGCAAGGGTTGGGGTTTCTACATTTCGATCCTGTTCCGATGACTGAGGAGGAGGCTGAAGAGCTTTTGAGAATGGGTACCTACTTCGATTATCTCAAAGGTCGCGTCATGAAGGTGGATCTGAGCAATGACGATTGTTTTGAAGAATGGCTCTACGATCGGGATAACGGAAACGGGGCGGCACAGAGAGCCATCAATCAACTTCGTGGCTTATAAAACATCTTGATATTTTTGAAAAGGAGAAAAAACATGGACGAAATGAATGTAAAAGCAGTCGAGACTACGGAAAACAAGGAAATTCGGCCGAAGATCATTGCGGTGGACTTCGACGGCTGTCTGGCCACGAACAAGTTCCCCGAGGTCGGTGATCCCATCAATAAGACCATCTCCGGGCTCAAGCAGGAGCAGGCCAATGGTGCCAAGGTTATCCTCTGGACCAACCGGCGGGATAAGCCTCTGGATGACGCGGTGAAGTTCTGCAAAGAGCAGGGTATCCATCTGGACGCAATCAATGCAAACCTGCCGGAGATCATCGAGGCCTTTGGCGGCGATACCAGAAAGGTATTTGCCAATGAGTATTGGGATGATCGGGCCGTCTATATGGCAGAAGAGGAAGACGACTGGGCGGCGAGGGAGATTGCCCTTGCATGCCAGAGTGAGCGGGAGGCTTCGGAGGGTACGGATGACTGGGACTATGGCGTGGCCTGTTATGAAAGTGCGCTGCGAGCCTATCGGAGTCTGATGCAAGATGGTCACTCCGGATTCAGCATCCAAATCACGAAGAGCATTCTCAACCGCCTGATTGATGGTAAGTGTCTGACGCCTATTGAGGATACGGAGGATATTTGGAATGAGGTAACCGGGGAAATGGACGTCAAAGATGGGCGCCGGGAATTTCAATGCAAGCGCATGTCATCCCTGTTCAAGACGATTGCGTCGGACGGCACAACTACTTATTCCGACGTGGGCCGAGTCTGTGGCGTCAACGCTAATTCCCCTGATGTGGCTTTTACGAACGGCCTGATGACCCGTCTCATTGACAAACTCTTCCCCATCACCATGCCCTATCTGCCCGCGACCAAGAAGTATCGTGTCTTCTCCGAGGACTTCCTGGTGGACCCCAAGAACGGGGATTATGACACCATCGCCTACCTTTATATTCTCGCACCCAATGATAAGCGGATCGAGTTGAACCGCTACTTCAAAGAGGAGGGCGGCAAGATGGTTCCCATTGAGAAGGCCGAGTACGAGGAGAGAAAGACGAAACGGGTGGATAAGAAATGAAACGTGGCTGGGATGATATTTTGCATCTACTGTTCAATGCTGTCGGTATTCTTGCCATTCTCGGCCTGATCTTCTTTATAAAACTGCTCTACGATTTTGTGAGGTGGTTATTTTGAAAGACTTCGACACAGTATTGGTCGGTTTTGACCATAGCCAGGGCGATCCTGCGGTGCTGATCGTTGGTCGAAAGGCGCCCCGGGATAATGTTCAGATCATCAATCAGTTCCAAGGCAAAGAAGCTGAGGAACTGTATCAGAAACTTGTTGGAGAGGAGAAAAAGGCATGACAATCGCTGGTTGGTTTGGATTTGGACTTTTTTGCCGCACTTATTTTGTGTGCCGGAATTTTGGGGGCTATCCTGATTGAAAACATCCCAGGAAAAATCATCAGCGTGGTGGTAGCCATTTTGCTGATTCTGGGTCTGTTCTTCGGCATGCGCTGGTACTTCCAGAACACTGCATCTGGTCAGAGAGCCCTGACAGATCAGAAAAGCGATTTGAACAATGGGCTCGAACGGACGGTGACGATCTATACGGCTGATGGAGAAATCATCGCGCAGTATACCGGAAAGATTGATATTGAGGGAAATGACGGTGGCTATGTCCTCTTTGACTATGAAGGGAAACGCTATACCTACTACAACTGCTTTGTGGAGTCCATTGCCGAAATTGGGCCTTGATATTTATAAAAAAGGAGAAAAACATGAAACGCATTTACGCCGGCGCGCTCTTGTGAGCCATTTTGTCGTTAGGACTGCGAATCTATTGAAGGTGAGGAAACGCCATGACAGTTTATATCGCCGGGAGACAGACGGGCAAAACAATCTATTTGATTTGGATGTCCGCTCGGCCTGCGGAGAACCCAGTGGCCAACATCAAGACATGGTTTCCACCCTCGACACTGTGAGCGATCTCCAAGAGCGCCAGCCGACACCAACAGACTTGGACTTCTCTCTGGAACGTTATAACCTGATCCGCCGGGCTTATTGGGTAAATGGCCAACGCGAAAAGGCCGCCGCAGTTGTCTGCCAGGTGGAGAAACCTCTTGGGTACATCGTGCTATTTACTGAGAGCGGTAGTGTTGTAGGGCGATTTGTGGTTGATGGAAAGGTCAGCAGCCTAAACAGTTATCTTACCCCGGACAGCGAGGAATATTCGTCCAGCTATTCCAGATGGATCGCCGACGTGGATGGCTCCTATGGGGAGAACGACGCCGGGATATTCTTCTTTACTCCGGATGGTAAGTACGTCGAGTGGACGGGCACCTACCTCTATTCCGACATTCCCTTTGAAGTGGATGATCCTGTTGTAAAGGTCGGAGGGTAATGTCATGAGAAAGGCACTGAGCATTGTGGGGGCGGTCGTCGTGGCCGCCCTCATTTGTGTTTCCTTGATATTTCTGGGCTGGGGTGACACCTGGCTCGGAAATCAAGTGGACTATGTGGATCAGAAGATTGACGATGCCACGAACTATGAAACCCGAAAAACTGTGGAGGACAGCTGCCGGGCGATGATCGCCTCCTATGAGGCCGACAAGCTGACCTATGAGCAGTATAAGGACAGCGAAAGCGACGAGCAGCGGTCTTGGGCAGACCAGGCGAAAATGCGGGCCAACCGTACAGCCGCGAACTATAACAACTACATTCTCAAGAACTCCTATGTCTGGAGCGGAAACATTCCGGAAGATATTTTGGCAGAACTTCCGATTATTGAGTAAAAACAGGAGGATACGATCATGCGTAAATTGCTTAGAAGTATGACCAAGGCCGAGATGGTTCGCCGTGGATATTCTAAGGTGAACCGCAGAATTGGTTACAGCAGTTGGCGGGCCGTCATCAACGCTTATCCCATCAATCTGGTAACTGGTAAGAAGATGGCTGGAAACTACCGCGGCCAGAAGAAGTACCCGAAGGGGAACACTTCCCATCTCTTTGTGTACTGAGCGGGATTGATATTTGTGGAAGGAGAGGTGTCAAATGTGGAAACGAGAACTCTTGAAAAATAAGCTCTACGCTTTGCTGCTGGTTGGGCTCTCTTTGCCTGTGATGTTTCTCGATGGGGACGCGACTGCGACAGTGCTGATGCTGTTCTTCGCTGTCCCCTTATTCTTTGCCAAGGAAAATTGGATTATGGGAGGGAGCCACAGCTATGCATATCAAGAAAGCCGGAGGAAAAGTGTACGGCGCCATACTTACCGCGGCGGAGAAAAAAGCTATGGATATCGAGATCCAGAAGGAGCTTGCGGAGTACGACAGAAAACACATCGCCGAAATCGACGCGACCATTCTGTGGGTGCTGCATGAACAGTTCGGGTTCGGGGCTCAGCGGCTTCGAACTTATTACGATGCCTTCCATGACCGTATCAAGGAGCTGGTCAGTCGGTATGAGATGGAGGACCAGGATGATATTTGGCTCTGTACGCAGATGCTAAAGCGAATTGGCGTCGACATCGAAGCATGGCATAAGGAGAGCGACCATGGGACTTGATGCTTTTGGAAGAATGGTGCGGGACATTCGCCTGGTTCGAGCAATGCTGCTCTATGATATGGCGAAGGATCTTGATATTTCATCGGTCGAGCTGTCCGCTATCGAATGCGGGAGAAAACCTGTCCCAGATTGGTTCATCTCCAAACTGCAAGAAAAATACGGCATCAGCGATGTGCATGCCCAATCGCTTATCAAATTCATGAACGAACGGGGTGAGAAAAATTGTCCTGGAATGATCGAAAAAACGCAGAGGGTTACTCAGACCCCACAGCTTACCAAGCTCTGAAGAATATCGAGGCCGAGGAGGAGCGGTTCCATAAGCTGCTCTATGCCATCTTTGATATTTGCGAACTGGCGGACTTTGAAATCGAGGGGCGGATTGTTCTGGTGGACAAGCGCTCCGGAAAGGTTTGGAGGTGATAAGTTTTGGGCCTATCCAGACTTGCAGCAAAATGTAGGGCGTGTCCATATGTATTCATCTGCGACCATAAGCAGATGGAGGCGCTTGGATATTTACCGTTGCCGGAGCCGACGGTTAAGATTCAGGTAGACCGAACGGTTCAGATCGACAACCTGTTAAGGGCACTCAACTGCTGTTACACCAATATGCGGGCAGGCTTTTTCAAATCCCAAAACAATATTTGAGAGGTGATGACCGATGACTATGGAAGAGGCTTTGGCAGTTATTCAGAAGATTGCAGACGCTTGGAATGCCTTTGGCCAAGCGATGGAGAACGCCGCACAGGCACTCCAAGATATGTTCCGCGGCTTGACTGATAGCAATGAACTCTGGCCCAAACGCAACGGAGTACCGCCTAAAAAGTATGGCATGTCTCTGCATCGGCGGGTTCGTCCGTCCCCTTCTCGCTACCAATTTGTACCGGTGACCCCTCGAAATCGGCCTTATCAGCGACGTGCTTTTTGAGAGATAGCCCTGATTAGAGCTTGATATTTTGGCAAGAAGAGGCAATGGAGGGTACGGACGTGGGCGACTTTGCAGCAGGATTCGACCGAAAAGTGAGCCAAAAGCTGCTACTATTACTGTTAGTAGCAGGTCAAATTTGGAGTATTTTGCTGGCCACTTTTAGTCTGAAAACTGGCCATTTGCCCACTTTTGATTTGAAACTGGCCAGAAATCTTCAAAATCTTGCATGAAAACAAGGCCGAAAATGGCGGAAAACTGGCCATTTGCCCACTTTTATTTTCAAAAGTGGCCAGGCTGAAACCCTTGCGCCCCAAGGGTTTGCGGGTTTTCTGGCCAGTTTCCCACTTTTTCTCTTCACTTAAATGCGAAAAAAAAATATTAAAAAACTATATAAAGTGACGAAAAAAGTGGCCAACTGGCCAGCAAGGGAATTTTGATGGGTTTGATGGATATTTACAGCCTTAGAGTGCTAGGTTTATCCACCTTTCAAAATCTCTCTTCCAAAACGAATGGAGGTGTGCTATACTGGCAATGCGACACAGTTTCATATATTTTCAGTCTATGGGGAAATGCTTTGGCAAAAGGTGTTTTCTCTCTTACTCGTTATACCCATAGGCTGAAATGAGATTGTGTCGCAACAATGGAGAGATGCGCTTTTGCAAGGGTGCGTCTCTTCATGGGGCGCACTCTTTTATTTTGCCAAAAGGAGGGATTGCCTATGGCCAAGCCAAAGAAGCCAAATGGTAATATCGGAGGTACGCTTGGTCTTGTCGCTGGGATTGTCGGCGCCGTGACTCCGCTTGCCGTCGAGCTTATCGACCGGATTCCCAAAAAGGAAGAACTTAGCCCTTCTGAAGAATTGATATTTATGCCTGAGCTCTGCTCCAAGAAGTTCCCCCTGAAACTGGACGAGGCCAAAGAACTTTTAGAGAGCCGCGGCCTGAAAGCGTTACCCATCGAAGTTCGTCTTCGAGACGCTTGCGTCAAATACAAAGATTGCTTTGAACTCCAGGTGGTTGGTTCTGACCGAAAACCCAACTCAAAGTTAAAACCTGGCGACACGGTCATTGTTCAGTATGTGACCCAGGAAGTAATTGACGAGAGTCGGCGGATATTTGAAGAGGCTGAGAAACAGAAGGCTGCTTTGAAACAGGAGCGCGCAGTTAAGCGGGCCGAACAGATGGAGCGTGCCAAAGCCGTTGCGGG